ATCTATTTGTTAAATTGCATCTTTTTTTGCTCTCAAAGTATCTAAATAAATTTTTGTTTTTTCTGTTGTAAGATGAATTCTTTTTATATTTCCAACCAAAGTTTGTATTTCTAAAACAACCTGCTTATAGCGTTGCTCATCTGTATCGTGCTGCCCAATAACAAACTTATCAAGTTGATAGCGCGTTCTTGCCTGAGTAATTTGATTAAAGGCATCGTAAATTGGATGCTTCTCTTCTATAACACTTGGAAGAGAAGCATTTCTTTGATTTTTTTTGTTAATGCGCACTTGCTAATGATGACTGATTATTGGCTCCATTGCAAGTTGTAGAAATAACAGAACGCACATCCGTAGAAAAAGTCAATTTATCGGTAGTTGTGTTATAGGTACCTGAAGAACTACCCGCTGTAATATAGCCCGCGCCTCCAGCGGTATACCCTCTAGCGCTTGGAGATAATTTGGCTGTTGATAAAGTAGCCGATGTCGCAGCCCAAGTCTCTGTTGCAAAAGGCAATTTATAGAAAGTATTTCCTGCGCTATTGGAACCTAAGAATGAATAACCTGCTGTTGTTCCATTAGTAAATTGATGATTATGGCATCCAGCAGCACCAGTAATCGTATGGACTGTAGTGGAGTAATTATCTGTACTAAAAGTATATTGGTAGAAACTAAGATTGGCGGAGGTTGAACCAGTAGAGTTTCCTCTTAAATATGCCTTTGTACCAGGATTGCTTATTTCAGGGGTGCAATGTTGGTTTACGAAATAGTTAAAACTGTATGAATAAGGCACATTGTAAGTACCATTAGTGCCAACTGTCCAACTGCGAACATTGCTGATAGTATCATTGGAATAATTCATTTTATTTACAACGCAAGTGACGGTTGCACTACTGGTAGCGCCACCATCGGTGACAATATATCCAGCCGTTGCTCCATTTTCAAAAGAACCTACATTTGAATACGTAGTTTGCGTTGCCACAGTAGCAGCAATCGACGACCAAGTTTCAGCAGCAAAACTTAATTTATCGATATTACTTGTGGCTGTTACGCCAGCACCAATAAATGCCAAGGAAGTTCCTGTAGTAGAACCACCACCACCAATATAACCTGATGCTGCTGGATTACTTATAGCACCACACTTTAAGAAAAATCTTGTCATATTATCTGATGTGGTACTAGCAACTTCTGTATCAAATCTAAATTTACCAGTATTCTTTTTGGCGTAATCGGTAGCACTACCACCTGAAGTTGTTGTGTTCCAAGTTCCACCAGCAATATACATCGCAGCAATAATAGGGTTCGGAGTTGATGCAACACCAGCGGATGTACTGCTTGTGCCGTAGGCGTTAGTTGTAGTCATTGTAAATGTGTAAGCCTGATTACCAGCGTAGGTACCAGTTACAGAAAGTGCTGTAGATGTTCCGCTATAAGTCAAAGATAGGGATGGAGAGGTTGTAACTGCAACCGATGTGATTGCGCTTCCACCAGTTGCACCTGACCAGTTTACAGTCACATTTGTAGTGCTGTTGATTCCAACGCTTCCGATTGTAGGTGTCTGAGGGACTGAAGCGGATAGAACTGAGGCGCTTGTACCTGAAGCAGTTGATGTTCCGTTAGCGTTTGTTGCTGTAACTGTATATGTGTATGAACTGCCAACTGTTTGAGAAATAGTTATAGGGCTTGCAGAGTTGGTTGCTGTTCCTGTGCTTGATGAAGTCGCTGTATAAACAGAAACAGCCTTTCCACCAGTTGCTCCAGCGGTAAATGCAACTGAGATGTTCGCACTTCCTGTGTATGCCTGACCTGTAGCGCAAGTTGGAGTTCCGATGGTTGGAGCCTGTGGAACTGTTGTTGCTGTGATTGCAGATGAAGCCGTTGAAGCATCAGATGTACCTACTGCGTTAGTAGCCGTTGCTGTAAATGTGTATGAAACGCCTGATTGCAAACCAGTCACGGTAAGTGGAGAAGATGCTCCGCTTGCTGTAAAACCACCAGGACTTGAAGTTACTGTGTAAGAAGTAATTGGCGAACCATTATCTCCACCTGAAGAAAATGAAACGGTTGCAGCACCATTATTATAGGCTCGAGCAGTACCAACATCAGTTGCAACTACGCTGATTGGTGGTTGTGGTTTACTTGCGCCCGCAAAACCATATCCGCGTGGACTAACGCCTCGGGAACCTAAAATTGGTGACATTAAAGACTCCTATTAAGCGAACTTAGTCTGACCTGCTAAAACCGTGAATGTAGCATTTGCTGTCTTAATGATTGTGTATGTATAAATATCAATTGAACTCGCATTGCCAGCAGAGAAAGCAACACCATTCTGATATTTAGGAGTTATTGCGCTTCCATCAACTGTTAAAGCATTTCCATAATAAGGAGTTGCTCCATTTGTAGCCATAAAAACAACAGTAATTGCATCTCCAGTTATCAGCATTGAGTTCAATGTTGTACCGCTAGTACCGCGAACATTGAGAGTCCAGTTACTTGTTGAGTTTGATGTGTAGTATAAAACGCCTTGAGTTGCTGCATCAAATTGAACTGTTGTTCCAGCAGCAGTAGCGCTAATAGTTGTTCGCTCTTCGGGAGAAACAAGAACTGGCGATGTTGAAATTGCAGTATTTATTGTGGGAGACGTGAGAGTTTTATTTGTAAGAGTCTCTGAAACATCCTTGAGAAGAGTTCCATTTACATAGTAAGACTTACCTGATGCCAAGTTAAGGTGTTCTGAAGAAGTCCACGCATCTGTAGCATCTACCCAGTTAAGAGTCTTTGTCGTTGTTCCACTAAGGGAGATACCGCCACCGTCAGCGTTCACATCGGTTGGACTCACAACATCGTTAATAACAATGTTCTTATCCTCTACAACAAGGTTTGTTGTATTGATGTTTGTGGTTGTGCCAGTAAAGGTTGGGTCTGAAATTGTCGGCGCTGTTAGCGTCTTATTTGTAAGAGTAACTGTATTGGTGCGAGTTACTTCAGGCTGCCCATTGGTTAAAATTGCCATTATGCAATCTCACTCCCGTAAGCATTGAATGACATATCTGCGCTTGATGCGTAAACAGTTACAACATCAGAGGCATCTATTGTTAGACCGAGAGTTAGTGAGATAAAAGAGTTTGCAGCGATAGTTGCATCGTAGGCAACATAGTGTTCGCCTGAAAGAGTGGCTCCGTTGGGGCGGATAGCGATACGGAAAGAACCAGCCGTGGCTGCTTGATTACAAACAGTCAGACTTGAAATGACAGTTAGGGTTGCTGATGGACAGGTATACAGCGTTGTTGCTGTAGTTGCGACGGGCTTGACTTGACCAAGCACCTTATAGGTTGTTGCCATTCGTTATCCTCCGATGAGAAGCAATGGGTTTATTGTAGCGGATGCGTTATTTGTGGCTGTGGTGGCACTTGCCGAGGCTGTTGAGGCATAGGCTTGAGCCGAGGTTGTGAAAGATAGGATGTCTGTTCCGTCCAACTCATAAGAGGCAGCGGTCAGAGCGGTATAGGTAGCAAAAGCCGTATCAAGGGCTGTATAGGTAGCAAACTGAGATGGGATATACCAATATTTGCCTGATGCAAGGATTTTATCTGTTGTTTGATTGATATTGGTATCTAAAGTATTGATATTAGTCTCAAGGGTATTAAATGTTGTTTGGTCAATCAATTGAACATAGGTTGTATCAATGCTTGGAGCAGGGCTTATGTCCGCTAAATCTAAAGACCCAGCGCTGTCATATGGGATGCTAATTTCGTAAGAGCGACCCCCAGCAAAAGACTCTTCAACTGAGTAAGTAAAAGGATTCGGCACAACATCAGGGTCATTAGTCGCTGGCAAAGTAACGGAAAAAGAACCGCTAACTAAAGGCACAACCACAACTGAAGGTGCAACCATTTGGTCATCAGTTCCATTACGTAAGACTTCTGAAGTGCTAAAGCGAATCTGTCCAGCAATAGCAGTTCCTTCATAATCAACATAAGTTCCAGTAATTTGAACTGTGGTTAAATTCGCTCCTAGTGCCATCAAGCACCAACCAACAAGAAATAATCAAATTTTTGAGCAAGAGCAGATTCAGCCGTATTCTTTGAAGTCAAAGCAGTTGTTTGAGCAGCATCAAGGGCGTCAGCATTTGTCTCGGCGCCGTTTGTTGCTACTTCCAACTCAGTCAAAAGCGCACTAGCAACTGTTAATTCGCCTATCGGTACATACGGTTCAGCCATCTTAGACCCCCATAAATAGAAGAGATTTAACGGTAAATGATGCCAACTCATTCGCTGCTGCCGTGGCTGCTGCTGCATAAACCTGTGCATTGGCTTCGTAATCTTCTGCGTCTATAACAATCACACGGATGCCCTCTGCATTGGTGTAGCGGGTCAATAGAGCCTGGTACTGGTCAGTAGTGACATAAGAGGCAGCGGTGGTTGAATCGACGGCTGGGAGCAGGTCTGCAAGGTTTTGCGTGGTTCCTGCAACTGATAGGGGAAGTGCTACTTGAAACTCGCGCCCGCCCGAGAAGTTTTCAGTAACGTCGTAGATAAAAGGCTGTGGAGCCACATCGGTATCGCTTGTTACGGGAAGGGTAATAGTAAAGGAGCCAGTTGCATCCAATGTTTTAACAATATGAACTGGCATAATAATAATGTTTTGAGTTGTTTCTTTGAGAATTGTTTGAGGGGCAAAGGTCAAAGAACCGCGAACAGGGTTGCCAATTAAATCAACATAGGTGCCAACGATTGTGGCTGTTGAAAGAGATGTAGGCAACGCCATTTAGTTTGCGCTCCTTACGAACTAGACCACATTACGCGTTGTGCGTGAGTTCCTGTTGCAACAATCGCATAAAGTGATTCATTAGGACCAACTTGAATTTGCAAGTCATCTCCAACATTTGCTGCGGATGCTCTGTGCATAAAGTAACCATCTGATGTGGTTACATCTGCGCCACCAATATAAAAATCAACTGTAGTTGATAAGTTTTGCAGAAAAACAATGTGTCCATCTCGCCCGCTTGGATTTGGGTTAGAAATAAGCGTTGCTGTTGTGCCAATTGTAATAACCTGTGTTTTGAACGCCATAAAAACTCCTTAGAATGGAAAGGGACGACTCATTATAGCGAATCGTCCCTTTCTAATTATTCTGCTTCTTTTGTCTTTTTCTTTGTTTCTTTAGGTTTTACTTCTTCATCAACTGGAAGCGCTACAGGCTTAGGAGCCTTTGCATCTTCTTCAATCAACTTGATGTAGCGACCTGAGACGAGGTTTCTTGTATGACGCCATCCTGAGACATCAACGATGTCGCCAGGAGAAAGAGTCTTTCCGTCAGAAATCATTACCTTCAGAATTGTGGCTTTCATAATTATGCAGTCATATCAATCCACACATACGAGAATGTACGCGCTGTGTCATTGATTGCTGAAGCAGTTGGGTTGTAAAGATAAATTGAAACTGTGTCTGCTGCTGAGATAGCAGCACCACAAAAAATCAAATCATCGTTTAGGTCTGCTGGTGGATTTACGATAATGATGTCAGTTGTCTTAGCACCTGTAAGAGTGAAAGTAACTGAACCGCGAGATACTGTTGCGATTGAAGCAGGGTCTACTGATGCTGTACCAAAATCTAGTCCATACACCATTTCGCCAGTTGAACCTTGAATTCCGCCAACTGAAACTTCACCGCGAGAAATACGATTTACTTGAGGCATTTATTTTCCTTTTCTAAGAAAGAAAGGGAGAGCCAATTAAGACTCCCCCTTTCTATCGACTTAATTACGCGACGATTGTGTTCCAGAAATAACCGAGGTCAGATGCAATTACCTTGTTATCGAAAGCCATTTCTGCTTCGATACGGTCTGACTTGATTGATTCCATACGGAACTGTGAAGTACCGATTGTCTGTCCTAGTCCGCCTGAAACACCTGTCCAAGAGAAGGTGTAACCAGCAGAAGGAGTTAGTAGTCCTGGGTTTGGAGCAACGTGTGTTAGTAGAGCGCCCTTGCCATAAGCAAAGCCGTAAGCCTCTGATGCACCTTCGTTGTTCGTAGCCTTGACTGCCTTAGCAACCATAACGCGAGGGATGTCGAACATTGCTGCCAACATATCTGTTGTGATTGTCTGTGAAGATGTGTACTTGATACGGTCTACCAAGTCAGGGTGATTCTTCAACTGACGGAATGTTTCGTAGCCAAGAACAAGTGTATTGGCTTCCATTCCTGTGTTTGAAAGAATCTCGCTCTTACCCGCTTCAATATCATTGATTGGGTCAGATGAAGTGTAGTCAGACCATTGCTTTGTCTGACCTGATGATGGAGTACCAGCAACACCTGTTACATCGTCTGCCCATACACCTGTTGTGAAGAAATCAGAAACGAACTGAAGTTCACGACGGAGCATTAGACGGCGAGTAACGAACTCTGTTGCCTCACGAAGAGGATTCAAAGGAGCGTCTGCGTTTGCAGTTGTTTGGTCATCAACATCTTTGTGGAAAGCCCACACGTCTGCTGAATATGTACCTGTTGAAAGGTTGTAACCTCCACCAGCAGATTCAGTTCCAGGCGCACGGCGTTGAGCCTCATCGCGGAACCAATCGTTCTTGGTGTAAGTAAAGAATTTGTCAGACTTCTTATCCACAGGAATTACTGGGAATACCTTGTCTGCAATGAAGTTGTCCTGATTTTGTAGGTATGCAACTGAGATGTTAGTCAGAATTGCGTCTACGTGGACGGAGTTAATATGTGGCTGTGGCATTTGTTATTTCCCCCTTATGCCGCACGGTGCGGAGTCGCACAGTTGATTACGGCTGTGACGATGTTTGCATCGGCAGCAGATTCGGTTAGGAGTGTGCCAACAACATACTTGGTTGTATCTGTACCAGCAACTAAAGCAACTGCTTTACCTGCTGAAGATGTACCAACTTGTGCGCCTTCTGCGATTGCTGCACCAGCAACAATCTTTGTACCTCCGACAACAAGCACTTCTGCTTCCTGTCCTGAAGTTGGAGCGTTCTGTAGTACGCCAATTGGAATATCGGTTGCTGCTGCTGCTGCAATAGCCTCACCTGATGAATTCAACTTGACGAATGTGTACTGCTTACTGGAAAGGTCGGCACCTGCAACAAGTGTGACCTTTACCGAGTAATTGGAGATTTCGTATGCCATAGTTTAGGCACCTTTCTCGGATAGGTATTGGCTGTAAAGGTCAGGGTTCTTTGTAGCAACATCAGCGAGCGCTTGCTCGAATGACTTTGCTACACCCTCTTCAACGGCTGACTTAGCAAGCGTAGTCATACGCTCGTAAGCATTGCCTGATTTGAAGTCCGCAGATTTGCCGATTTCTGCAAAAATAGAGGCTGATTCAGCCTGTGCATTGACAGATGCAAGTAGTTCTTCAACTGACTTTGCTAGGTCTGCATCTACACTTGATAGACGGCGAAGTGCTGGTCCAACTTTTTCTGCATCGAGATTGAGGTTTGCCCAACCCTTTGCTTTTTCAACTGCTTCTGCATCAGCGTGAGCATCGCGTTCCTTTTGTAGTTCGGCGGTTGCTTCTTCTGCTTGCTTGCGGAAGTTTTCAATCATTTTGACGACTGACTCAGGCGCGGACTTCATATAGTCCATCTCCTCAGAGGATTCTTCTTCCATCTTCTTCTTTTTCTTTTCTTCTTCGGACATTTCAGCGTCCGCAGAAGCCTTGGCTAATGCCTCTTCAAGTTCAGAGATGCGAGCCTTAGCGATGGTTAGTTCCTCAGTAGGATTTACAACCTGCTCTTCAGTAGCCGTGGTAGATGTATCCTCCATTGTGGAGTCCTCCTCGGTGAGCGATTCGTCTAAAACCCTCTGAACTTCAGATTCTTCGGCGGACTTCATTACAAGCCAACCTTCGTGTAGATGAGCGGGATGGTCTACCCCGCTAGTTTCCTCAATGGCTAAATTCACCATTTTGCGAGTACGACCAGCCAATGTGACTCCTAACGAAATAGAGATAACCTTTTAGCAACGCGCTAAAAAATTAACTCGGGTCTAAACATACGAAGAATACCATAAGCCTAATTTGACCCTTTTTTAGTTTATTAAAACCCTCGTTTGGGCTAGAGCCTCGGGCAAGTTTGGGCAAATCCACATTGAAAAGGGATTGTCGTTTGCCCAAAAACGCGCTGTTCTAAAATGGAAGTCATCATCATCCATTTTGCTCCACACAAAAAAGGCTTGGGAGTCATTAGGTAAATCAATTTGAATTCCTGCATAGCCAGGGGGCGTAGTAACTTTATTTGCCTTGAGATTCATTGAACTCAAAATCTCAATTGTGCTATCAATAATTGTTTTCATCGTTTATTTCGAGCAGGTGGGCGAAGGATGTCCATATCATCCATCCACCGAGGGTCATCGGCATTACCATCAAATTCGCCTTCGGTGTCATTCTCGTCATAACTAATCTTAGGTTTCTTGCCCTTATAGTTTTTTGGTTCAGAATTATCTTCACCTTCGGAATCATCAATGTTGTATTTTCCACCGTGCGTCTTTTGGTCGTGCGTGGCGCCTAGATGCTTGTCTAGGCTCAGGCTTTTTTTAGTGCTGAAGCCTTATGCCCTACAAGAGTTTCTGTTTCTTCGCCATCTTTATAGATACGAATAAGAACTGCTGGGTCATCTTTTTCAGCCTTAATGCTAAATGATGATTTTGGAATTCCAAGAACTCCATCGCGCATAATATGTTCAATCTTGCCTTGTGCTGTTCCACCTGATGCTTGCCAAGAAACCATATCGCCAACCGTTAATCCTGAAGCCTTTTTCATTGCATAAGCCATATCTCGCATAGCCTTTTCAATCATTGATTTAGCGTAACCCTTAAGACCTGCGATTCCCTTTTGATTGACCTGTTCCTCAATCATTGCGTACTCGTCGTCTTTCATATTTTTCATAGGACCATTGCGGAGTTCTTTGAGAATCTTTTTGTCTTTCATTTAGTTTCCTTTGGCTTTTTTTTCTTAGGATTCATAATTGTATCAACGTGAACATCTGTAGCAGTCGGGTCGTTTTTTTCCATATCTACATATAGGCGCTCTGCTCGTCCACCAATTGAATAGCCAAGGATTTCCCCACGTTGAATCTTTTCCCACGCCCAATCCTCCCAAATAACACCAAGAAATACTGTGTTTGCTGGATAAGTATGATTGACCATAATTCCGCTTGGGGTTGTAATTGGAACTGTTAGTTCGTATGGAAATGCCATAACTTCAACCCACTCACCTGCAACAATGTCGCGATTATGTTGTAATCGAATACGACGGTCATTGCTTCGGACATAATCCCAAACTGCTCTTTGCAACTCCTCGGCATCTGTCCACTCATTGTGTGCATCGAGACGGTCAGGAATATACATAGCGCCAAGTGTGTATTTCTTTTCGCCTTCAGCCTTAGATACTTCATAAGAGCCGATTGATTTAGCAACATCATTGAAGGCAATTGGGAAAGCCTTTTGAGCCAACTCGAAAGTAATCTCTTCGAGGTTGGCTTCGCCATCTACTAAATACTGTGCAATATAGGTACTCGGGGTCCAGTTAGGCGCATCCCAGCGCTCTTCAAGGATTCGGTTAGATTCGACATTGAAGCGCCACAGAGTATGTGGCTCATTACGGTAAAAGTTTACAAAATATCGCAATTTGTTATGCCCTCCTCTCAGGGGATAGTTTACCAACCCCAGTTGATTTTATCAAGCCAGCCTGTTGAGCCGTCTCGAACTGTTGCATAATCAAAGTACCGACGCCAAGAATAGTTGCATAGTTAGATGGGCGAGGAACTCGGGTCGCTATCTTTACCATTCTGTCCCAAGAACTACGGCGCTCGCCATCATCTGTGGATTTTCTGTAAATCTCATAAATATCGTGAAGAGCCTTTTCCTTAACTTGGAATGACTTCGGAGTATGAATCTGTAGTTCAACTTTAATACCATCGCGCTCTGCCTTTATGTTTACACCATCATAAGGGTCGCCTGATTGCCAAAAATTCTTAACTCTAACTTTCCATCCAGTTGCTTCAAATGCTGTAACGGCAGATTGCAATGTACCTGCGTAATCGGCATCTTTAACTGAAAGTGTGTAACGGTTGGCGTCAGAGATTTCTTCTGATGCTTTCTTTCTATCACCTTGGTATCCCTGCTCGGCGTCTAAGTCAATCTTTCGAGCAAGAGAATCTGTAGATTTAACTCTTTGTGAAAGACCTTCAAGTTTTGCGCCTGACTGTTGTGCAATGCCTTCAACTAATTTTGTAATTACTGGTTCTGCTGCAACTGCTTTCTCACGAACTGCGCGAGCAAGTGCAATTGCTTCTTTTGATTGCCCCTGCTCAGGTTCTTTATCTGCAACCATATTGTTAGCCCACGCACCGTGCGTCTTTTGGTCGTGCGAGCCGTGCTTTTCAAGAGGTTCCCAAATAAATGATTTTTTAGCAGGTGCGTCAATTGCTTGACCTTCAAAACCATTATCCGCAGCCCACTTTAACGAAATATCTAATGCTTCTTTTGCATTTATTGACAGACGATAAACAGGCAACTCAGTTCCAGGATTATCAAAAGAAAAAGCAACAGCAGCGCCCCAAGTATGGTGTCCATCAATAACATAACCATCTTTAGAAATGAGAATTCTTTCATCTTTTGGAATCTTGCCATCTTCTTGAAATTTATTGTAAATGGCACCTGAACGAGAAGCGGAAATTTCTTTCTGAACTGGCTTTAGGGTTGTTGGGTCAATTTTTTCTTTTTCGGCGGTAACGCCTTGTTCGGCTTCAATCTCTGCCAAAAAGCGAGCGCGTTCTTTACCAGGAATTTGAGGCATATCTTTGCGAGCAATTCCCATACCCTCATCGCCATAGAGCAATGTTCCCTTGATACTTAACTCTGTTAAGTCAGGGTGGTCGGTTCTCTTAGATGCCTTCATTAAAAATGCGGATAAGTTTTCAGGCTCAACTTCAGGGTGTCCTCCAGCCAAGATTTCCTCAGCGATTCCATCAGCCCAACTGCCGTGAGTTTTTTGGTCGTGCTTTCCTGGATTATGTTTTGCAACTTCTTCTTTCTCGGCGCGAGCAACCATTGACTCAGCCCACGCGAATCCTGCATCTCCGCCCCAAGCGTCCCAAGCGACTCGACCCGCTGACGGATAACCCTTTTCTCCTTGGCTAAATCCAACTGCGTTCTTATCAACTTCGTGACGAGAAAAGAAAGATTTCATACGCTTTAAAGTATCTAGTGAGATTGATTCACCTGATGCTAACTGTGATGCACGATGACGACCAACTGAAGTGAAACCGCCTCCAGCCTTACCCTCGCTAATCCAATCAAGCGCACGGCGAGCAGCATCTCGAACTGTTTTTGGTGGAGTGTTATCTGCCTTTGAAAAACGGTGAATTTGGTCAAGGCGTTCTTGAGCCTTTTCCTTTGATGGATAGGTTCCAAACTTGCGTCGTCCCGTCGAATCATAAACCGTGAACTCGCCATCCTCTTCACGAATCATTTTCTCAAATGGGTCAAGAGGAATCTCAATTGGCTCGATACGCATTTCATAACCTTGAGAAGTTAGGAAAGTCTGTACATTGCCCACATTGCTACCGCTGGATTTAATAACCTCTGCGACCATATCGGCTGGTAACGAAGAGCCAAGCGATGTCAGGTCTACGTCATTGATTGAATCAACGAGGATTTCATAGGCATCCCAATCATCCTTTGGAGCCTCCATCTTGCGACGAGCCAACTCATTGAGGATTGTGTGGTGAACTTCGATTGTCGCTGGTGAGGCTTCAGACTTATGGATACGCTGATGCAGCGCGAGTAGTCTCTCAGCGCTTAAAGAAATTAACTTTGGGGCTATATCCGCCATACCGCAATGATAGCGGATAGGTTTACAACTGTTATTTAGTTTCTTGAACTGAGGTTAGTTTTTGTTCCACTACCTTGTCCAAGAAAGCAATCTCGTTATCGTCAGGCAAGCCTTCCATCTCAACAGGCATCGAGGCGTGAAGTTTTGATAACGCGTCTAATCTATCTTGTCTGCTCATAGGGTTAGTTTACCGCAGGAGCGGGCTTTTCGCGAGGGGTGCCGTCGTAGACCAAGCCATCACCATCACGGTCAATTGGACCCTGTTGGATTGTGCGACCTTCTTGGCTCAATCCCTTTTGATACTTCATATTGAGGCTATCTAGCAATCTTGCCCCAGCCCAAGAATACACGGGCTTGCCAGTAATTTGATTAGTGCCTGTCTCAAATCTATCGCCATACCCAATCATCAAGAAATCATTTGGAATAGGGAAATCATCCGAGTTAATTGTTTTTGTTGAACCGCGGAAGGTGGTTGATGTTGGGTCATATTCTGTAACCATTTTTGAAACTAAAGAATCAAACTCAACTCGGTTTGCTGAACCCTCTGCAAAATCAGCGGAATTGTACATTCTGCCTTTTATCAACTCTCGCACATTTTGACTCATATATCTTTCATCAAAATCAAAACCTGATTTAGCCCAATGGCGAGCGCCATCCCAGGCTGTACCCACATCAATTCTTCCAATTCCCACAGCCACATACCAAGCCTCTTGTTGGGCTATAAACTTTGAACCAAATCCAACTCCAGCGTAATCATCGTCCATTTTGAATAGGTCGTGTTCAACAGCCCAAATTTCATTGCCATCCTTATCTTGGCTTCTATAGAAACTGCGTTGGAACTCACCAGCAGGGAAACCAGCATCATCCGTAACTTCGCCTTGTACGACTAATCTCTCGCCATCAAGATAAATGTTTGTTGTCGATGAACTAAGGGTTGTGGCAACTTCACCCTGAGCATTTTTTACTTCATAGGTCATTCCAAAAACTTCATCGAACGGACCGTGCAAATCTTCAGGATTAAATTCTTCGCCACCATTTTGTTCTTGCCACAATTGCGCCAAGGTTCCATCATCGCTTTCGATAAATTCCTGAACCATTTCGTCTTGAATTTTTTCGTAAAGGCGGTTTCTTAATTCTTCATTTGCTTTGTCGGTAGCCCCTTGGTCCTCATACTCATATTTTGCTTCCTGGAAAGCCTCTTCAACTCTTTCATCAATACCATCAGTTGCTTGGGCATACATTCCTGAGTCATTATTAACCATAAGTGTTAAATCTGACATATCAGCCTGTTCCGCAGGGGTCAGAGCGTTTTCTAAATCTTCTAATGAAGGACCAACGCCATCCATTGTGTTAATTAGTGCTTCATCTTCCGCGGAGACACCACGCGCCCAATTACCGTGACTAGATTGGTCGTGTTGTTCGTGCTTTAAGACTGGCTTTAATCCAGCAGCAAAACGAATAACTTTAATCTTTTGAAATACCGCTGGAACGGACCAAAACTCTTCAGGGAGCAAGGCAACCTTTTGGTCAGCGAACTGCTTGCCTCTGTTATTAAAGAATGAATTCTGTCCGCGTGTTTCTGTTGTTAGCGCAGCGCGAGCCTTTTCTGTAAACATCTGAGAGTGGTGAACCCAAGCAGCCTCTTCGCCATCTTGACCAAATCCTCGACCAGTAGCAGCGTGTCCAAAGTAATCGTGAACTGCTCGGAATTTATTGTTTTGTGTATCTGAGAAAAGCGGGTGTGCGCCTGTTGTCTCTGTTTGCAAAACCTTTAACACCCCACGGCTGACATCATCAAACATTTCCTTTGATGTCTTATATGGGTCCTCTGCAACGAACTCAACCTTGACTCCTAGAGTCTTGGTCATAAAATCAAACTGCTCTTCTACTTCAGATGCCAGCGCTTCGTACTCATCGACTGCATCTCTATCCATCTTCGGAAGATTCTCATAGACATCAGCGATACGCGCTGCTCGTTCGCGATTGGCTACAACTTTGGTGTAATCAATTGTTTCGTCAGGATTTAAACCTTTTTTGAAAGCGTATTCTTTTGCGCCATCTCGGGCGCCCTTGACTGAATCGGTTGGGTATCTATCCCCTGCCCAATTACCGTGAGTTGCTTGGTCGTGTTCACCTTGTCGGTGTTTTTGGACCTGGTACCTGCCAAGGCAGATATGGGGATTTAGAGATTGCCCTCTATCGCTTGCAAGATTTCGTCCACGAAGGCGTCCTTCTCCTTCTCGGTCATTTCCTTGACTGGCTTCGGAGTTTCCACCAAGACGGGCTTTGTTTGTTCGCTCATCGACCTCATCCTTCATATAAATATACGAGTCATTGATGACATCGTAGATTGCTTTTTGTTCGTTTTTAAATCCTGCTCGTACACCCTCTGACCGAGAACTGTATCTTCTCGAGACATCTAAGTAAAGTTTTCCTTCCTCAACCCAAGCGCCGAAGAAACTGCCCTTGTTATCAAGCAACTCAGCGTGGTCGTTGATGTAATCCCTCAAAGCAGTCCTCAAAGCAGCCCTAGAAGCCTTCAGAGGCGCGAAATCAAGCACTCTCTCGGCTCCTACATCAGAGGCGATAAAGCCATCTTTAGCAGATTGTTTGGTGCGGATGTCAATGCTGAATCCAGGAGTTTTTTTCTCACTCAACTTGTCTATCAATCCCGTGATAGTTCTACCTTCAACGGTTTGCCCATCAACTGTGAGGTTTGCCCAATTACCGTGAGTCTTTTGGTCGTGCGAGCCGTGCTTTTCAAGGACGAGAGAAAGCCCTTTAGAGGATGAGTATTGAAATTTTTCTAGGTTCATTGTTTTACCAATTCTATATCCCAAACCTTGCCACGTTGAGCAACGACTTTAAACTTACTTCCTCGAGGCATAAGGAACTCAGCCTCAGTCGTAGAAGGTGTCCATCCATACATAGGTTCGTGATAGCCCGCAGGAAAGATTCCTTTTGTACCAGCGGGTAACTTCATACGGAAAACTAAACCGTCGTAATAAGGTTGAGAACCGCCAAATTGTTGAGCAACTCCAGCATCAATTGTCGTGGAGGTGTAGCCCTTATCTTCCCAAGTATCTCCAACTTTGAGAGTTTCAAAAAACTTTAATCCGTTGCCTTTGACTCCCCGATAGGTAACTAACTCCTCGGATAGCGGTGGAGCAACATCCATCGCCTTATCAAGTAAATCAATTGTAGATTTATAGCCATCTTCACTTATCTGAGGGTCGCGCAGAGCCTCATTCATATCGTAGCCAAGGCGACTTTCATAATTGCTTATCGCTCCTGAAAACTCAGGATGAGCAGCCTCGGTGAAACCCTTTAATCGTTGGCTAAATAGTTTCTCCATAAAATAAACTTCTTTATCTGTATCAGACGCAAAAACTTTTATTTCATCTTTGAACCAAGCAGCAAGATTTTCATAATTGCCTGAAGCCCAGTTACCGTGGGTTTTTTGGTCGTGTTCACCGTGCTTTCGAACTTCTTCTTCTTGAGGTTTAGGAATTAAATCAGGATGAATTGGGTCAATAATTTCCCAGCCGTAATCTTTAGTCTCCAAGAGGTACACCTGCCTCTCTGTAAGCGGTCTCAAGTCCGTCTGCGAAACTTGCTCCAAATAATTTACTTGTTATGAATATATGATTTCGAGCGAACTCTACTCCGTGTCCGCCGTGAGGTGAAGTAGCACTAATCGTTGTAGCATAATGAGCAATTTCGTGAACAATAGTAGGTTCCGCTTTTGAATAACCTCTGCTTACTCTCAAAATACTTACGGGTAGGTCGCCCTTAAATCCAATTTGATACGCCCCAGCCTCATTAGCAGATGAGACTTTAACCTCAAGATTATTTCCAGCAACCCCACCTTTTCCAAATGCCTCAACAAACCAATCTTGTCTTATTACATCTCTTACATAACCATTAAGACCTCGAGGCGTTCCATCTAAATGCTTTTGTCCTAAAGGCGAAATTAGCGAGGTTGTAACTTTTTTAGACCAAGCAGTAAAATCTTTTGAATACTGTTTGTAGGCTTTGTCGTAATCAGCGTAATTAGTAAATTGTGTGCGATTAGGGGCAGAAGGCATATCTGCATTTTTATCTTGAATTTGATTATGATTTTTTTCTTCAGCAGCATAAACTTTGCTTACAAGAGGGTCAGGTTGTTTTTTCAATTCAAACATCTCGCGATGGCTTAATCCGCTTCCACCTTTTTGACCTGTAGCCCAGTTACCGTGAGTGGACTGGTCGTGTCCTCCGCCTTCGTGCTTTACAACACCACTCCAGCCTTTTGCATCATCTGTCAAAGAAAAAGAATGGTCAATTTTGATACCGTCTTGAGAATAAGAACGAGCAAAATTTAACATTGCAGTAGCAATGCCTTGGCGTTTGTATTCAGGTTCTACTTGAATTCTATCTATTATCGCTCCCGCTTCAGGTACAAAATTATTAGGGCGACTAGATTCAAGGTCAGCAATTTGTTTCACTCCTCCATCAACAAAAAGATAACCTTTTGTAGTCATCGAGATATTTCCGTCTGCTGTTTTTTCGTTGTCGTGAAGTAGTTTTATTTTTGTGCCATCTTTAGTTTCATAAATGGCTGTCACTCTATTAGATGTCATTCCATCGTCATCGGTAGGATAAGACTTATGTTCAATTTGTGTAATTCGTTGCTGAACTTCAATTTCTTTTGCGGAGCGCGCTGAACTATTAGCCCAAGAGCCGTGCGTCTTTTGGTCGTGTTCTTGGTGCTTTATTACATCTTCTTCATCACGGATAAAAGGAATAGTGTTAAATAAAGTATGAAAAATCATACCTAGTTCAACGCCTTTTTTAAGCGTATGAGGCTCAATCATTTTCACTTCAATGACCGTAAATGTTGTAGGCTCTTTGCGAGTCCAAGAATTAACTGTGATGTCTTGACCATCTTTAATTGGTCTTGTCTGACGGTCATTTGTATACTTTACCGTAGAAGTCTCAATTTTAGAAAAGTTTCCAGTAATGGCTCCATCTCTAATAATTTCATAGCGGACTTTTGCTGCTGGGTCATTACTATCCATACTGTCCCAACTACGGTCCCTTGGGTCCTGGAATCTATACCCAGTTACTAAATCTTCGCCAGGTCTATTTAATTTGAAAGTTCTTGCTGAGACGGCACCTCTAGCCCAGTAAGGAGTAGTTACTGTTGTAATTCCTACTACTTGAAATTTACCGCTAGTAATAGTTTCAAAATCTGACGGGTAAAAACTTTTCTCAGGCTTGACTGAGACACCTTTTGCGCCTTCTTGAATTTTTAGAATTACTTTTGTGTCGCTTGGTGTGTAAGACCTGTCTGCTGCATACCATTGAGCCACACCCAAAGACCGAGTGGTTGAAACCAACGGCATATCAATTGTGTCACCCTCTTTGAGATTAGTGAACTGCTCAAGCAACGCTTTTGATTCTGCATCACCCGCTGCCATACCTCTATACAAAGTTGGTTGCGGACGACCATTGGCAATTGCTGTTAGAACTGCCTCGGTTTGATTTCTTACTGCGCCCGTTGAGGATGCACCAAAACCGCGTTGAGTTAAATAATTCTCAGAGCCACCAACATCTTTATCACTTTTAGGAACTGGCAAGCCAAGCATCTCGCCCGCGTACTGACGGTATAAATCTACAAACTGGTCGCCATCGACACCGTGTTCCCAGTTTTCCCAAAATTTATCGGTGGTTCCAGTTGCGTTGCGTGGAGCGTCAGGAACTTTATCTTTTGGACTCCATCCCGATAACTCAGAGGTAACGCCTGTAGCCCAGTTTCCGTGTGTCTTTTGGTCGTGTTCTTGATGCTTGATAACTGGACGAAGCCCTGGCTCAAATTTAATCACTAGACTCATTGTGTTCCCCTATCAGGTGGAACTATCACCATTGTGCAACGGCAATGAGGGTGAACAATAGGCGCCTCAAGCCCGATAGAGAACACACCATTCCAAGGTGCCAACTCACCATCAAGCGGAGCGCATATCTCGCAAGTGCGCTCATCTTGGGCTGTTACCCACATCTTTTGAGCGCTAGGGTCTATGAAACCCGCTTCATCGGCTTGCTTCCAGCCTTCATAGCGACCTTCATTTTGTGCAATCTGAATCTCGGTGCGGGCAATCATTGTTGCTCGGGCAGAACGCAATCTATCTGCGTATTTAGATGCGGAGGTGGCAGATGCTTCGCGGGCTTTTGCCTCTTTCATCCCGCCTTTAATCAAACGCTCCAACTCACGCTTTTCAAACTTTGTTACTGCTTCCGCCCACTTTGGGTGTAAACCAATAATGTTTTTAATACGGCGGGCTGTAGCGCGATAATCTATTTGTTCATTAAATGAATCAATAATAATCTTACGAATTGCAATGCGTGTTAATTCATCAATGCTAACAATTAACTGCCCTGCTCTTTTAGATGCAAAGGCTAAAGAATTAGGATTTGTTTTATTAAACGACATTGAGAATGTAACTGGAGGTGGCGTTGGGCTTGCCCAATCAGGAATCTTTGTAAAATCCATATTAGCCATAGGCGCCTTGTTTGTAATCTTTACAGGCTTAGGCAGAAATGCAGGTAAGAATAATTTAGGTGCAATAGATTGAATCTGTTGTATTGCCTCTTTACCGCCTATTTCGATAGATGTCATCAAGGCATCTTCAATCTGCTTTCTATTTCCTGCAACAGTAATTGCATTAAGAAGTCGATTTAAAGAATCAGGGTCCAGGCGTTGAATGATACGAGCCAACTCTTCAACCTTGATTGTGTTGGTTGATTTACGAATCGCTTCGTAGAGAACGCGGGCTAACGCCTGTTCTTCCGCTGTTAATGGATTACGACGGTTTCCGTCTCTGCCAAAGATTAGAGGCATTGTTAATCCACATCGCCGTCTAGCGGTTCTGCTCCTTCAGGAATCTCTAACTCTTCTTCCAATGATGGAGGTGCATCGAATCCAGCGTCATCTGCCCCTTCAGGCATAGGAGGCATACCGAAGTTTGCTCCATCGTGTTCTGCTGGAGGTAAACCTGCCAACTCACGAAGATAATCTTCCAACTTAGGGTCAGGCATAAGAACGCCCGCTTGAGCCAACTTAGTTACGAAGTCTGAAATCTCAGTTAAATCAACGTGGCTTACTTCACCGTAAGTTAGGTAAGGAGCGCGAGATATATCCATTCCGTTTAACTTCATCAAGCGAGGAATAGCGTATTGATTCATTACTTCAGCAATGTTTTTAGCAATTGAATCAACTGCCATTGACCATAAATCCATCTTTGATGCGCCAAGAGCGTAAGAGCCAACTCTGTCTGAGCCTAGAAGGATAAAGTCTGACAGGATTGACATTGACATACGTTGGTCATAGCGATTGATAATCTTGTCTGTATCGAATTGACGAGAACCGCCTGATGAGAGCAACTGTAAGTCAAACATCTTGTGTCCAGCATCGTCATACATCGCTGGCATAACAATGCCTTCTTGTTCATTGCGCTTGATAGATGTAACAATGCTTTGAATCGAGGCTAATACTTGCTGCTGCTCGACTGTTGCTGATGAAGAAAGATATTCAGGTGGTAGGTAGGCAACTGGCAAACCTGCTAAGTCGCGCTCAATACCGATTGCTTCAATTTCTTCAATACGGCGCTTGAAAAACCAAGGACGGTAAGCATTACGAAGAATGGAGCGACCTTCAGGGTTATTCTTTGTTGTTACTGTACGGAAAAGCAAAGCCTTATCAATTGGAATTGTATGTATTCCACCCGTTGATGGGTCTACTTGCACCATCGCTTGAATTCCGCCGTCTGCATCAATCTCCCAACGGAATAAAGTTTCCTGGGCGCGAATAGGCATCTTGCGCCAACCGATTTTTCCGTCGTTGTGCTTTGAGCGTTTCTTTGGGTCGTTGCCATCGCCCTTGCGGACTTTGTAAACAATTTCGTGATACGAGAATCCAAAAACTAACATTGAAAGAATTTGTGAAAGTGTTGCATCCCAGGAATCGGACATATCGTGAATACACGATTCAATAAATGCTGCTGCTTCTTTATCTTCAGGCTTTACATCGCCGTCTGATGAATCATCGCTATATGGGTCTACGCGCCATTCAAGACGAGTAATAACTTTTTCAACTGCAAACAGCATTGACCCGATTGTTGGGTCGTTATCTGCCATTTCGCGGTATGTCTTTGCACCGCGTATGCCTCTAAGATTGACGAGAAATTCTTCATAAACTGTTCCGCCTGAACGGCGTAAACCAGTTGAGCCAAACTCCTGTAGGTCAGGTCTTTCTGCCATTTGTGCCTCTCGCCTACTCTTTGTGCGCTAATCCGACAACAATTTTAATTGCTTGCTCTTCATCAAATCCTGCATTTTTTAACTCCAAGAATAATTCGTGGGTCTGAATAGCAAAACTGCTGAGAACGGAGATAACGCCATCGTCGGGTACGAAGTCGTTATACACCTCACGATTATAGCGGTATACGAATTTAGCCTTTATTCTCCATCAAAGACGAACTCGCGAGAATTCAAACGCAAGTTAGCAACTTCAACGGCAAGTTTGCGAGCCATATCTTTTGTTCCAGCAAAGCCGTAAATTCTGCTTTCCAACTCTCCGCCTAATGCGTCGAATGAACGGAAAACGATTTTGAATGGAAGTTCATAACTCTCCTCAGTCATCTCAATCTCGACATACTCACGCAGAGCAATCTGATGAGAAACATACGGCTTACCTAGTGCAGATACAACTACCTTTGACCCAGCAATGCTGGATACGAAATAATCAGTCCACGCCATTTCCTACCCCCTTCAGAGTATTTTCAACCCCTATCATACAACACGGGTTAGAAAGGTGCCACATCTGAAAGAGGCTTACTCCAAGGGTCAAACTCTGATACTGGGCTTGGTGGATTAAATGAGGCGTCCGTGCGCTCAACTACGGGGACGTGATAGGTATGGCGCTTAAGGTCTGCCCCAACGCTCCACGCTGTAACCGTAATCTTTGAACGCTTTTGCCCTGTGTTTTTATCTTCCCAGGATTCTTGAACGGCTGTTCCTGATACAACAACAGAAACACCTTTACGAAGAGCATCTGCAACATTCTCAGCGGTCTTGCCCCACGCTTTAATATCCCAAAAAGTTGTGTCCGTATTTTCCCAAGTTCCATCCGCGTTCTTGGATGACTTTGATGAAACTACTGTAAATGTGGCTAACGCTTTTGCGTTTTGTGTGAATTTTAATTCAGGGTCAGCAACTAGATTTCCTGTGATTGTGATTGGTGCGCTCATTTTTTATGCCTCTCGTTTGTCATTGGTTTTCCTATTATGTTTAGTTTTTTTCTTAGTGCATCTCTTTGTTTTAAGGTTGTTCCGCCCCAAATACCAAGCACTTTGTAATGTAGCGCATAGGTCAGACATTCTGTTTTCCATACACAAGTGCTACAAATCTTTTTTGCTAACAGATTCTCCTGACTGACTTTGTTCTGCTCGGGAAAGTAATAATCCGTCTCCACCCCCGAGCAACTCGCTCCCTCGAACTGCCACGGCATCTTCATCAAATTCCTCTCCAACTATCAAACGGTTTGGGAAAGCAGAATCTAACTTAGCCAAAACTCGACCATTACGCCATACCTTGCCAGCGCAAACTCCATCATAAAAATTACTCTTAGGCTCAACTAAATCGTTACAGTTTTGCCAAAAAGGGCAGCCCTTACAAATTTGTAAAGCGGGCATTGCTAAATCAATTTGATATTGGTCAAAAAGCCACGGGTCAGAGTGACGGCACGGAGCCTCATCAACAAAAGAACTTAAACCCATATTGTAATTGTGACAGACTACTTATTAGATTCGGCGGATTCGGCACCCTTGCGTGTCGTAACTCCAAAGCGCTCTTCAAGCAATTCTTTGAGAAGGGCTAACCGTTCTTGCTCAATCTTTTGGGTCATCTTTGAATCCGATGTCATCATTCGCCTCCCAAGTTGCTAAAGCGTGATGAACTAATCCCTTATGTCGCCAATCAGGGTTATCATCATCGGCAAGTGTGAGTGTCCAATATTCTTTTTCGCCCTCGCCCATCCATTCTGATACTAGAACCCATCCAGTACAGATTGCAGGGTCAAGAAAGGCGATGCGCCCGATTTCGGCGAGCGCATCGTCAATCAATGAAGGTCTTTTATTTTCCTCACTCATACCGTGAGGTTAATACCAAAAGTTTGAACTCCAAAAGCGCCACGCCGAGCAGGGTGAGCCATAACGAGATTCGAGATAAACAAGCCCTCGTTCGATTTGTCGTTCAACTGTGGTGTCAGGGTCAAGTCCGAGAATCTGAGGAATCCCTCCAGCGTGGAGTTTTTCGCCATTCTGACGGACGGGTGTTTTGTTGTAAGCATCGGGACGCCAATTGCTCTCTTTGGTCCACAGCGATAGCAGACATTCCCATTGAGTAGGAGTGTTCCAACCGAATTGGGACAATTGAGTTTTGGCATAGACCTTGGATGCTTCAGGTGTGCGCTCTACCAAAATTGGTTTTGGCGCTTCCACTACTTCAACCGCTTGAGCAACTGGGTCAGGCGGAATGTGGAAAGGATTTAGAATTATGAAACCAAGTACGAGAATCGCTACTGGAATCGGTTTGGAAATAACTTTTTCATAGAATCGCATAATCCTCCATAGTTCGGAGCGAATTCTTTGTCGCTACTGGATGTAGCGCTTCACGAATTGTCAGTATCGGACTGACCTCGCTTTTGAGGTGTAGGTGTTTTGCGAACCTGTAATAAAGGTAGCAGATAAAGATGAATGGATGTCAAGGATATTTTTAACTGGAGTTGGGCGTTCGGTGGCGGAGCAGATAAGTCACGCTAGAGAGAGGACGGACGCGCAACGAAGCATCAACGCCACCGAACTATGGGTACCCGATAGGAATGGTACCCCATTGCCTAGCAAGTCACCCACCAGTAGCCCAAAAAGAAACTGGTGGGTGAACCTTTTATTTAGTCGAGGCGATTACCCGCGAAGGCTTCGATTCCGTACTTTCCAAGAACCTCAGCGAAGGCTTGGGCAAAAGCATATTTACGGTCTACGCTCTGTCCGAATTCACGAACCCAAATCTCGTAACCGCCGTAATAACCTTTGCTGCCAATCTCTTGAGACTTTAACCAATTCACAAACGCACCTCGCGCTGGAGAAATGTTTACCCAAGCGAATCCGCAAAGACCGTCAAGGATGTAAGTTTTTTTGTTAAAGTCAATATCGCTCCCAAGTGGAGTAGTTGGTGAACCAACTACAAACTTTGGAGTGTCGGCATCTTTGCCAGCAGCAAGACCAGCCTCGTATGCTTCAACATAAATTGCCTTGCATTGAGTCTTTGTTAAAGCCTTCTTTTTTTCGATGACTACTGTTGTCATTTTGTATCCCCTCTCTTGGTTACAAAGTAAGTATATCAAACCCTAGTTAGTTATGCAACTACCTTGGCTTGGTTTTTAATTTGTTGTTCTTGGCACTCTCCATAAAGTTTGTGATTTGTTTGACGGTTGATTACATAGATTCCGCACTCTTTACAGACTGCTGCGTATCTTTCCATTTTGCATCCCCCTCTGAGATAATTAGTAACTGACTTTTATTGGCGCCCACTTAACGCCAACCAAAGAACCTGCTGTTTGCTCTTGCAATTCAGCAATCTTTTTTTGACCTTCAGCGATTTGTTTTTCAGCCTCTTGGTAAGCCCTACCCCAAGTGATTGCTTCGATTACTCCCTCAAAATATGGAGCGTAATCTTCGAAACTGTAAGTTCCGTCTGAGTAGTTGTAAACTCTGAATTTGTTGAAGTAAATCTTGCTGCCGACTTTGACTTTCTGACTCATTTTTTGTCCTCTCTCGACCTTGTATAACCAGTATATCCTACTTGGGTTGGTTATTCAAATCCTGTTGAGCGTGTCGCTTGTCGGCTTCTTCGGACAGCAAGCGCTCGCGCTCGCGAGCGCGTATGCGGGCGAGGGAGGCTTCAGAGACCTTTAGGGGCTGTTTGAACTTTGCCCAGGATGGAATTAACACTAGAACCACCGTCCCGTCTCTATTGACCCCACAATGCCGAATACAGCCAAGATTGCCAGCGCTATCAATGAGCCTTCGAAATTCTCTGCCCAGCGACGACCTTTGGCGCTTAGGCGGATTCCCTTACTTGCTAATCGCTTCTCTATCATTACGCACTCCTCCCTTTGATTGCTCGAACTAATCCGTACTGCTCAAGGGCAAAATCTGATTCGCACCTAAAGCAATAGGCTTTTTCCTTAACGATGGTGATTCTGTATTCACTACCGCACATAAAGCATTTCATTTTGACTCCAATTTTTCCAATGTATTTGCATCTTCGGATACTAAGTGACTTGCAACAGAATTCACATCTCTTTTGATTTCATACCATTTCACAGCCTTACCGTTTGTTGGATTTTTAGTCATCACGCCATAAACAAAAGCAGGTGTTCCATTCCAAAGGACTTTCTCGCCTTTCTTAAATTTCATTTTTTCACCTCACATATAACCTCGGATTCACCGCGACCATTTAGAAAAGCGATGATGTCTGACTTTGGAATTTCTCTCTCTAAGATAATTCCTTCTTTGCTAAATCTGTTAGCAAAGAATTCTGCTTTTTTCTTATCCAGGGTCCAGGACAGACCGTTTTCATTTACCCCTGCTTGGCATCCTCGATAGATAGTTACCAACTCAGGTAAAGATTGCAGAAGATTGAATTCTTCTTCATTCATCAAATAATGACGGCTTGGACGATTCGATGAAAGCAACTGCTTCCACTTATCAATACCTTGCCATTGGTTTTCTGTGTCTGTCCATATATCAGATAGCAAAGACCAATATTGCGTATCGGATAATTTATTCTCAATCAAAGAAAAAGCATTTAAACGATATGGGCGTTCGTGCAAGAAAATATAACTGGAGTATTTATTGTTTGCCAAAGCCTCTTTGACCGCTTTAACTTTTTGTTCGTATAAAGCGTTGGCGTGACCGTTGCTCCACAACGGAACTGCATAGACCAATGGATGACGCAATTGAGGTCCTATGGCGCCATCTTCAAGATAAGGCTGTAAGTCAGGGTGCAACTCTTCAGTCGAAGCCATTACTTTTGCATATTCCAAAACTGCATCTAGGTTAGGTATTGATTGACTCATTAGTTCCCCCTCTTCTTGTACTTATTTTCCAGTATTTTCAACTGCTGGTCAAATGACACGCCGTTCTTTTCTGCAAGATTTCTAACAATCAAGTCAGCAATCTCTTGAGCGAAAGCGATTTCATCCTTTTGCTTTTGGATGCTTTCCTCGCTGTGCGCTTCACCGCTGTAGTAGTGAGTCACAACTTCTCTTTCAATTGTCCATTGAAGGTTGAACCATTCAGTAACCGCTGAACGCTCTGTCTTGATAACTCTTGTGTACTTACCCTCTTTGTAAGTCAAGAATTCGCCTGACGCTGTTGGAGCGTTTGCCTTTTCCTTGGCGATTCGTGCAACCTTTTTTGCATCGCGCTCTGCTTTTGCAGCAGCCTTAGCAACCTTGTCCGCTGTCACGATTCGTGATGGACGGTTCAAGACATCGGCTGGAGCAGATGGATAACAAACTGTGCAAGCATCCTGACCCGCATCCTCAACGATTGTTTTCTCATCGTCGTTGCTGTACTGGACTAACCAGTTGTAACGAGTAGTTGGGAAGCAAGTTGAGCAATCCATTGAACTGTGGACGTGACCGTTGCTGTTGATTACCAAGAACGCTCTTGTCCAAGGGTCTTGGTTGTAAATCGCATTTAACTTTGAGATTTCGACATTGACTTTGAAAATTTCTGACTTAATCTTTGCGACCTTTTCAATAGATTCTTGAATCTTTTCTACTGAAGTTGGGTAATACTTCTCGTAGAACTTGATTGAATCTTCAGCGCTCTCTAACTTGCTGACCAAATCCCAGCGCTTGTCGTACCAAGATGACAACTCTGTATCAATCTTGACCGCGAACTCTTTTGTCACGCTCATTGGGTCTCCTCTCTCATTTACAACCCCAGTTTAGCATAGTTTAGCCAATTGGTACAATAAGAGCCTGTCGTGTCCTTTGTGACCCTCGTTCAAAGGGTCCAAATTGCGCTTTTTCCGCATAATCACGGTCTGCTTCCTAGTCTTTTGGTGGGCTGTTTTGCCTACCGACTCAGCCTCGGCAGTATGTGTGACGACGGCTGAATCCGTCGCTATTGCCTCCGACGCTGCAACAGTTTTAGCGTCATCGGATTCGGCTACGGCGACCTCAACTCCAATAATCGTCCAAGATACCTGTGGAGGCGATGATGTCTCTTACCAAGTGGCATTGCCAACAGCGGTCAATTTCCAGGGCGTCGAATACACGGCTGTTTATGCCACAACAAACTCAACAATTGTTTTTGGTCAGATAGATAACGATTACGCCAACTATCCCAATACGCCTTCGATTTCTGTTAATGCTTATGATTGGGTTGTCCTTGACCCTGCTAATCCAAATCCAACAAACTCTTATCCTGCTGGATGGAGAGCAGCGGATGAGCATTTAATTATTACTTCTAGTCAAGCAGGGTTTCAAGTTGATTTAGCCGTGCGCCCTTATGGACAAAATGCTTCAGCCAATCCTTTATCGACAATCGTTGTTACTGCATCTATTAACGCAGATAGCACTTTAACGATTACTTATCTTTCAGATGTTCAACAAGGATTAAATACTCGAACAGGCGTTCGTTTGCCCGATGGTCGTGTCGTTAGTTTAGAAGAGGCGGGTCTAACTCGGGTTTATGTTGCTCCTGTTGTAACTGCTGAGGCAATTGTTGAGCCGACCCCAACACCCAGCCCCAGCCCTTCGATAGAGCCGACTCCTGAGCCTTCTCCGACATCTGAGCCTTCTCCATCTCCGAGCGTTGAGCCAACGCCGACTCCAACTGCTGAACCTTCACCTTCTCCCACACCAACTGAGAGCGCAAGTCCTCAACCTCAACCAACATCGGAACCATCGGCTTCACCGACTCCAATCCCTGAACCTTCGCCAACTCCGACTGCTCAACCTCAACCGACCCAGGGACCTGCGCCGTCCATACCTGAACCCACACCATCGCCTACTCCTTCACCTGATACCAATACAACAGCGCCAGTACAGCCAACGCCACAGCCAACCCCAATGCCATCTCCTACCCCAACTCCAATTCCGTCACCTGAACCAAGTCCCTCACCAAGCCCTGTTCCGAATCCAGTCGATACCCCTTCGGTAGCGCCGACTCCCGTGCCTGTTCCTGAACCCAGCCCTGAGCCTTCTCCTGTTCCTGAACCCACACCGAATCCGATTGTTCGACCTGAGCCAAGTCCAAATCCCGTAGAGCCACCCGCACCTGTCCCTGAACCTGAACCGCTCCCCGAGCCTGAGCCAACTGCTCCGCCCGTTGAAGAACCTGCACCTGAACCGATTGAACCCCCAGCGGAAACTGTCCCGCCAGGTCCCACACCCGAACCGCTACCACCTACTGAACAGCCAATCGAAGAACCATTGCCACCAGCAGAAGAACCGCCGTTACCTCAAGAACCCGAAATGCAAGAGCCACCTGTCGAGGAACCACCTGCTCCCGAACCACCAGCCGAAGAACCACCAGCACCAATCCCAGCAGAGCCAGCGCCACAAAGTCCGTCCACAGAATCATCTGAAACCTCCGAATTAGTAAATGACATTACTGAAGATGGAAAGATTACACCCGCTGATGTTGAAGCGGTAGTTGATTCATTGATGGCGGATGGAAAAGTTAGCCAAGCCGAAGCAACTGCCTTGATTGAAACTTTAAGCAAAAGCGGTCCTCTTAACACAGCCGAGAAAGACCTTATTGTTTCCGTCCTTGATGCGGATGGAAAGATAACTCAAGCAGAAGTTAATAATCTTTCAGAGAATCTTTCATCTGATGGAAAATTTACATCTGCCGAAAGAGAGTTTGTTGCAGATGTACTTATTGAAGCAGCAAACGGTGAAGCCGTAACTGTTGAATCAATTGCCGATGCTGGAATCTCGTTAGAAGATTTACCTGACGAGCAACCTGTTGAAGTTCGCCAGGATGAAAATGGTAACGAGGTTGTTATTACAGCCGAGGTTGCTGTTGCTTTAGAACTGCTTACCTCAGCAGCAGATATTGTTTCAGCAATCTTTGAAAGCCCAGGACAATTGCTCTTCGCTATCGGAAACCTTGGGGCAGATATGTCTCCTGAAGAACGCGAAGAGGCAAGTAAAACAGTTATTGCTGCAACAATCATCGGCAATATTGCTACCACTACAATTGCTACCGCCATTGGTGGCATTGGATATAGGAGACCAAATTGAAAAACTTTTTGAATGACATCATCGGACAAATATGGACGATGCTAGGAATGTTTGTTGCCTGGATTCTTGTTGATGGTGTTGCCAAAAATATCGTTGGCTATGCAATCCTAATTACTTTTGGCGTTTGGGTTCTGACTTACCCTCTTCGCCGTCAGAAGGAAGATTAACTTCTTCTGATTTAGCAAAAGGACTAAACGCTCCGTTGATTTCATCGAGCGTTAGTTTTCCGTCGTCAAGATATTCACGGGCTAGTCGCTCTGCAACTGAGGCGACAGCCAACAGCCCTGCCATCGATAGGGCTACCCAAGCATCAATTCCCACAATAGCCCCAGCGCCCAAGGTGCCTAGTGCGCCAACGGTGAAAACAGCCACCATTCGGCTCAGGATGTCTTGGAATTTACGCATAGAGCCTAGTTTAGCGCACGACTTTTACCCCTTTCTAAGTTGAATATACAACCCCAGTCGTGTATACTGGATATGTAAGAGAGAGGAGATGCCCGTGGTGGTCTGCGTGAAGTGCGGAGTTTCTATCGGTCAGTTTGAAGTCTTTCCTGGACAAGTCTGCGTGAAATGTTATGCAGTCGAATTTGAAAAGGAATTTCAAAGCGCTATTAAAATTGGGAGGTTCAAGTAATGAGTCTTGATTACAAAGGATTTGAGTGGGGCAACAGAATTACCTCCGATGAGGATTCTGTCGATAGATTCCTTCACGAAGGTTTGGTGCCTGAATCACCATCAATCGGTGACTTGCACGGGGCTGCTGAATGGTTGGCTACTTATGCTGCCGAAACTGCCGAGGATGCCCAGGGCTGGGCGAATGTCGTCGCCTTCTTAATCTTGACTGCGGAATCAAAGCAAAAGCGTTCAGCGGTTGCTCAGGCGAAGAGAGAGTTTGCAAAGGAAAAAGGAATTCCTGTGTCCCAGGTCAGAATTAACAGGAATTACTAACCCCCGTGGTATAATTGGTATACAACCTAGAGAGAGGTCAGATAAATGAGTAAAGTAAAAGTAACTTGGAAGGCTTTTGGAGATAAGCCTGAGATTGGTCGCTTCATTAGTTCTGTTGAATTCGAAACTGAATTCGCAATTAACGATGAAAACCGTGACAAGTTCTTAGGAGTTATTTACCACAATACAAATACATATTCAGGAAACTTATGGCAGATTATTGAGCCAAAGTTATCTGCAACTCGTACTCACACATCAATCTCAATTGGTGACGAAATCGAAATCGACGGTCAGGTTTACGTCTGCGCTGATTTTGGATTCGAGAAGATTGAAGATGTCGAAATCAAAAAGTTCGGAGAATCTGTTTTCTCTGTGTCACGAAAGGTAGGTGTCTAATGTCAGAATTCACAAGCCGTCCGTTCGATGAGGACCAACTAATTGCTCAGATAGGTCGTATGAATATCTTTGCAATCTCAGGTGGTCGTGTCGGCGTTATTCGAGAAAATGGCGAAACAGTCGGAATCGAATTGCCAGTTTCAAATGGATACCGCGTCTCAATCAAATTAGGTTGGGATGACACTTGGACAGTCAGCCGTCAATTTGTCCGTGCAGGTGTTGTTTTTGATAAGGGGACTCTAAGGAGTGTCTATGCAGACCAAGTGGGCGAGATTGCTTACCAAGCATCTTGCTTCAGAAATGTCGAATTTGGAAAGGTGGATGCGTAATGGGGTTAAATCAAGCACCGAAGTTTTTATTCAAATGTACGGATTGCGATTATCACGCCACAGTCAAAGGGCTATGGGCAGTAATAACTCGTTATCCCGACCAAAGTGTTTATTCGTTTCTTTGTGTCACTTGTGATGCAAACAAGGAAGAAAAGGTGGTTGCGTAATGAAATTTCTTACTTACATCAAGGCTCCAAACACAACAAACGGAAATCCTCAGCGTGGATGGATTCTTTCCGATGCAACTGGCAACTTCGAACGATTCATCGACGAAGGCTACGAAGGTCGTGGAGCCATTGCTAAAGAATTGTGGGAAGGCGCTCAAGAGGTAAACAGCGGTTATGGAATCTTGGTTCCATCAACTGAATACAAGCGTTGGAAGAAAATGAAATCGGAGGTAGCAATATGAGTCAAGCATCAATGTCTTGGTCAGAGTTAGCAGAATTAACTCACGCCACACAGGTTGAGAAGTTTAACTTTTGCACCTGTGAAGATAACGAAGGCAACGAGAATCCTTACAAAGATTGCCCACCTCAAAAGCCATATGACCGCGTAAGCGCGATTATCGCTTTTGAATCAGGCGAACTTGATGGAGACAAAGTTGTTGAATTGTTTCAGCACTTAGTAGACACAGGGCTTGCGTGGCAACTCCAGGGTCACTACGGGCGCACAGCAATGGCACTTATCGAGCAAGGTCTAGTCAGCAAGGGAGGCAAGTAATGAGCGAGACAATTACAAAGTGTGCAGATTGCGAGACAGTCATCAATGACGATGATGGTTATGCAATTTCAGATATGACTGAAAAGACATTCTGCTATGACTGCGAACAATCAGACCTAGAAAATTGCTCAACTCTTCTCAAGGTCCACGGTAATCACGAAGCCGAAAAAGTTATCTTTGGTAGCGACTTCTCGCGTGGTGACGATGGAGAATCCCCTGATTGGTTCTATCAACTCTTTGGAGAAAACAAAGGTCGCAAGTATGTGCAGACAAGCGGATGGCGTGGTCATTACGAAACCGTCAAGAACTTTGAAGGTATGACCGTTTTAGCATCAGGTTGGACAACTGGCTGGGCAGATGAATTTCATCAGCGTAAGGCTTTATTCAACGAGTTTGCAGAGCATCTATGCGAGAACTTCTATGGCGCTGTTGCTCCTACCTACTTTTTGTCAGAGCCAACGTCTAATGTTTTCTCAACAGGTATTGATTTCTTCTGCGCTACAAAAGATGTCGAGAAGGTAACTGCTTGGCTCGAGGAGATTGGGTATCCAGTCGAGAAGTTAAAGGAGTGGTTATCGTGAGACCAGTAGAACAATTAGAAAAGCAAAAGGATGCTGCAATGAGAATGAGCCAATCTCCTTGTAAATGTCTTGTTTACCATCCAGCACCAAACACAATAGATTTTGAGAATCTATACAAAGAATGGGTTGGCAATGGTTCCGCAATTTCAAAAAGCGAGCGACAGAATCGTTCTGCCTTGCTTGCTCAACTAATCGCCAATTGTCCTTATCAACAAAAATAAGGTAAACTGGGGTTTAATATAGAGGGAGGGATAAATATGGAACACGCAATAATTGTTCATTCGCCTGAATACGCGAACTGGATATTCGATAAGTCGCACCCTACACAGGGACGACGATTTCTTCACGGGCGCAATCAGATTATGTTGGAGGCTCAAAAGCGCCATCTCAACGTAGATGAAATCCATCCTGAAATGCCACACACCGATGACCTATTGCTTGTTCACGACCCAATCTATGTTCACGATGTCACCATCAAAGGTGAATCAGATGAATGGGATGGTCAGCGTCACGACCTTGGTGAATTAGCAAAGTTATTTGTCGGCGGTACTTTAACTGCCCTGGATGTTTTGCTTGATAAGAAAACTTTGCTTGCTATTAACTTGGCAGGTGCAAAGCATCACGCGATGCGTGATTACTCAAGCGGATTCTGCATCTTTGCTGACTTTGCTATCGCTGCAACGAAGGCAACTGAATTAGGCGAGCGCGTAGCAATCTTTGATATTGATGCCCACCACGGCGACGGTACCGAGATGTTACTTAAGTCTAATAAAAATGTTATGACATTCTCGGTTCACCAATACGGAATCTTTCCAGGCACGGGTTTAATATCCGATTACAAAAATCGCGCCTATAACTTTCCGCTTACACACGGTTCAACAGACGAAGATTTAATGTCTGCAACTGAAGCCTTCTTCGAGGCTTGCGATGAATTCAAGCCTACGATGATTTTCGTAGCGTGTGGAGCGGACGGTCTCAAGGATGACCCGCTAAGCGAACTCGCTTACACACCAGCGGGCTATTGGAGGTCACTCCGAGCCGTTAGAGAGCAATTCCACGATATGCCCATCCTTCTAGGTGGGGCGGGTGGTTACTTGCCTGATACGGGAACTCCCGAGGTTTGGCGTAATGCAATGCTCGCGCTTACGGCGGTTCAAACCGAGGTAGTTATTCCCGACTTGTAGACTACGGGCTATGACAACTCTCGTCGGTATCCAGGGACGCAATTGGGCGCTCTTGGGTGCCGACACTCGCATTGCAGATGATTCAACAATTTACAGAATGGCAAAAGGTCATTCGAAAATTATTGAACACGATAACTTTACAATCGCGTGTGCAGGTGATGTGCGAGCAATAAATATTTTGCAATCGCAACTCAAATTGCCTAAAACTTTTATTGCAAAAGATGATGGACATTTCATAACTGGATTCCTTATCCCTGCAATGCGTAAGGCTTTTGCTGATGCGGGCTACGAGAAAACCTCGGAAGGGCAATCAAGCCACGAATCTGAATTTCTTATTGTTTACAACGGAAAGATTTATGAAGTCGGCTCTGATTATTCTTGGGTCCAAGATTCTCGCGGTATCTACGGACTTGGCTCAGGTGGGGCTATTGCTCTTGGTGCCTTGGCTTGCCTCAGCGGAGATTTAGTAACTCGAGCAGAGGCGCGTAAGTGGGCTACTAAGGCTCTCGAGATTGCTAGTGAATATAACTCGGATACCGCTCCGCCGTTTCATATTGTAATTAAAGAATAATTCCTGTATCCTAACCCCAGTTGTATAAATGTACAACGGGAGAGGAACCTATGGATACCAACGAAGTAAATCAAAAGTTTGATGACATCATTCAACCAAAAGTTATCAATCAAATTGTTAAACAAAGGCGTGAACCTGCAAAGTTCCCTGAACTGCGTTACCTATGGGGAATTACAGGGCTGGCTACTTTTGCCTTGCTAATGCTTGCTGCAATTGTTAGCACATTTCTTGAAGGGCTATAAGTTAAATACTGCTTCAGGGTCATAAACCTCAAGGGCTTTCAATACGAGAGAGTCCTTGAGGTTTTTTGCGTGATGCCCACAAAAGTGTAATTCGCCCGATAAGAATGTTGCTCGGACTTTAGCCGTAGCAGGGCATCTGTCACACAATTGATTCGGCTGGATTGGCAGACGAATTATCGTGTCAGTCATTATTTTTTATTCTTGTCCGTAATTGGTCCGCCGACAATCCAGGCTCGGCAGGTTCTCTTCGAGGCGCATTTGAAATCGAACGCTTCGCAATAACCCAACTCTCCAGCCTCAGCGACATCCCAGGCGGTCTCGCGGGTATCGCCTTGGGCTAATCCCCCCGTAATACATTCCTTCATCGTTGAAGTCTGAATGAACGCTGCACAGTTTCCACAGCGTTGCTTTTTGGCTTCAGCGGGCGATACAGACCATTCCTGGGCAATCTTGTCCCAATATGCGTTATTCGCCTCTGAGGGGTTGAGAGGACCGTAGGAGGCGTCGTCGATGGCTTTCTTTCTGTTCTTAAGATTGACTCTTACATCCTGAGTCGCTGTTGGGCAAGATGCCTTTAATAGAGCGGAGACTGCTGGTGTAAGAGACATAAGCCAAGGGTATCAGGCGAACAGATGTTCGAATTGTGTACCCCAAAATTTAGACCTAAATTTAGACCTATTTTGGAATATTATTAACCCCAGTTGTGTTATACTGGATGTACAAGGTCGAGAGAGGAAATCAAAATGACTCAGAAAGTAATCATCAAGGCGACAAACATCGCGCCTTACGGAAAAGGCTGGCAGATTAACGCGTTCGTAGACGGCGTTGAAACTGAAGCAACTTGGTACGGGGTTGCTAAGGAATATGCGATTGGTCAAGCAAAAGCAACAATCGAAAACTATGGCAAGTTAAACAACGAGCCATACAAGGCTGAGGACGCAATCTTTAGCGAGGCTCAGAGACAAAAAGTATTGGCTCAATTCGAAAAGGTGGGGGCGTAATGAGCAACTGGTCAGACAAAATCGTGGTAATCGGTGTTGGAATCTCAGATGAAGATGCCGAGAAAATTAAAGAAATAATTGTTGAAAAGGTTGATATCCAACCCCAGTTGTGATAAACTGGATTTGTTCTCAGAGAGGGGAATCAAATGATTAAGACTTGCGATGATTGCGGGATTGATTTCGACATCTTCAAAGAAGGTAACGGTCATCAATTCTTCGTAGTTTGCGGAAAGTGCTGGACAACAGAACTTAAGCGCCGTGAAATTGGTGGCGTATTTACTAGAGGGGGTAAATAATGGCTCTTGCATTTGAAATTGAATACTTTCGATGGACTTGCGATTGTGGCAAACGCGGTAAGTTCTTGATTTTCAACAAGGCTTGCCAAGCGTCAGATAGACACATCAAAGAACACGAAAGAAAACTTGAGTGGGGTTTTTCAACTAATTTATCACGGGAGGTTCAATAATGGGGTGGGATGTAACTCAGGTAGGAAAAAACATATCGACCAAGAAATTTCTTGAATGGGACATCAAGCAAGAAATTGGCGATAACTATGAATTGCTTGCATTAGGCGAAGGCAAAAACGAACACGGTCAAAAGCCTTTCTATGCTGCGTTCAAAAGTAAGAATAACAACAGCGGAGCGGTCTTTGCGGTTGTTTACTTAACTAGACGTCGCAATGGCAGCATCGCCGTTAAGTCGGTAACTGAGGGCGCTGGTCCTTATTACTTCGACTGCCCAGCCAAGGTATTTAATCTTTTGACTGCAACAGATAATGAATACGCTCTCGAATGGCGTTCAAAAGTTCAAGCACATCTATCAGAAAAGGCGGTGGCATAAGTGGGATACACACATTACTGGACAATCAAGCAAGAACTCACACCTGCTCAATTCAAGGAGTGGACAGAGGGAGTCAAAGTAATCGTTGAAACTGCAATCGAGGCTGGGATTCCACTCGGCAACGGTTTGGGTTTTGATGCACCAAACATCGATGAGACTCTTGTTGCTCTCAATGGTGTCGGAGCGGGCGGACACGAAACTTTTGGAATCAGACTTGGTGACGAGGGATTCGATTTCTGTAAGACAGCCGAAAAGCCTTACGATTCTGTTGTTACTGCAAGTCTTATCCACGCAAAGAAAATCTTTGGAGATTCCATTGAAATCAAATCAGATGGCGACTGGAATGACTGGGAGGGTGGACAGTTGCTCTATGAGACAGTTTTTGACATCCAGCCTGAAAGTGTCATCGCGTGAGTGACGAGATACTAAATGACCTAGTGGATGAGTTTGGCAAGGGGATTCTCTCGTCATCTCATCCACACAAAGGTTTAACTTTGAGGCAATGTCAGATTTTGTATAACAAGTATGGGCTTGTAAAAGGCAGCGAAATCGCTAAGAGGTGGAAAGAAATTCAAAAGGCTAATCGTGGAATCACATCCTGATTGGTTTAATGGAATTGCCTCCAATACATTCAAAGCGGTGCTTAAAGAATTCGCTGGTCTGCCGAATCAGCATTATCTTCAAATAGGGGCGTGGACTGGTGACGCCTCTGTTTGGCTTATGGATAATGTTTTAACCCACGAAACCTCTACCTTGACCGATGTTGATGTTTGGGATTTACAGATTCCCCCTAATTATATTTCTTTAGGCGGTTATGACCTGACAGAGATTGAAAAAGAATATGACCGCAAAACACAAATTTACGGCGATAAGTTAATTAAGGCTAAATCAACGAGCCATTCTTGGTTATCTCAAACTCACAATAAACAATATGACTTTATCTATATCGATGGCGACCACGCTGCAAAAGCCGTTCTCGTTGATGGTCTACTTGCCTGGGATTTATTAAAGGTCGGTGGGATTATGGCATTTGATGATTACCTATGGGAGCATCCAAGCGATATTAACCCAGGAATCGGCATTGATTTATTCTTAAAACTCTACGGCGATAAACTAGAGATTATTAAACTGTATTTTGATAAAGCAAACTTTGTAACTATGGACTATCAACTTTGGCTAAAAAAGATTAGCGCTTAGAATCCTCGAGCCACCTGAAGTAAATCCGTAACTTTAATGAGATAGCCCTTTGAGTAATTAGGTGGAATCGAACACTCAATCGGATGCCCGTGTTTTTCTACCGCTTGTTTCAACTGGGCGATAGGCACAATAAATGCCATCTCCTCCAGCACGAAAGCCCAATGCGTCGCCTTGCTTGTCTGTAGCCCCGATGGATACCACTCGGAATTGTTATCGCTCCAACACCAAACCTCGATATAAAGATTTCCAGTATTCTTCCAGCGCTTATCTCGTTTGACCTCAACAGTCTCAATGTTTAGTAGAGATTTAATATAGGACTCACCTTGCTGCCCATATCGTAAATCTAAATCAAAGTCAGAGCGCTTTACATCTCCCACGGATTTACCTGTCCAATCGAAATAGGTGCAATGGCTGGAATAATATTTTTGTTTTCGTATACGGCGAGAAGTATTGCTTCGGCACGGTCAGGGCTATGAACGCCACGCCGTTTCATATCAGCCTTGGCTTCAATTTGTATTCGACCTGAAGAATCAGACTTATAGGTTGGTCCTGCCAACTGTGCCAAAACTTGCCTATCCACATCAAGGCGTAATTCTTGCTTATCGTCTCGAGGCTGCAAAAGAGTGCGAGCGTTCCACCACATCTCGGCTCTTTGATTCTTAAACTTGGTTTGGTCTTTTGGTTTCTCGGCTACATTGACCCCGATAATCAGCGCTCGCAATTGACGCTCTTTTACCCATCTATCCAATAGCGATACGACACCCCAGCCAACTCCAATTGTGTCAATCTTGACGCGAACCAAATCAGATAAGCCCCTGTCTTTATGAATAGCAACCGCTTTCTCAATCTCAGTCATAACAACACCCGCGACATCTACAGCGTTTGCATTGACCTTGCCTGAACTGCGGTGCAAAATCGATGCGACATAACCATCAGCCTTAGCGATAACAAATTCATCTCCACCATCGGATGCAATATCCACGCCAAGTCGAATGATTGAACTTTCAACCATTTCTTCATTTTGTGTAGCCAACTCCGCCCAATGATAAGGAATTACTTTGCCCGTTCCCGTTTGTGGGAATCGTGCGTGAACACGGGCTTCGACGAATGGTGAATCTTCTCCGAATTCACTAATCACATCATCAACCCAGGTTTGGTCTACTAGGTGCGTTGCAACTGGATGCGCCTCAATATGGGATGGACAAGACCGACATTGACCAGTCTCCTCACCCGTAAAGTTTGGTGTTTCAAAAGCGCTAATCGGCAAGATGTTGTAAAGCGGACTCGCACAGATTCTTTCGAACCAGGATTGTTCTTGGTCTGTAGGCGGGTTTCCCAATACGAGAAGGCGTGTATGTCCACCCGTCATAAGCGCTTCAAGTGCGCCACCAATTTTGTCTGAGATACCACCAGCCTCATCGACCACAATCAAAAGGTGAGGTGCGTGAATACCCTGTACGGCTGCTTCGTTATTATCGGCAGGGCGAAAACCATAGGCAACTACGGTGCCATCCATTTTCCACTCAGTAGTTAAAATCTCTCCAGGCAAGTCGTGGCTCGTATGAACTTTTCGAATCTGCGCCCACATAATGTTTCGGACCTGTTTAAAAGTCGAGGCTGTTGTAATTGCAATCGCTGTCCCTGGAGGATGAACTGAAATCCACCAAGCAACGGCTCTTGCTGCTAAGTGAGATTTTCCAGGAGCGTGACAGGCTGGAACTACTGTTCGCTTATTCTCTCGAATTGAATCAAGAATCTCTTTTTGCTTTGACCATAAGGTTTCCCCTAAGCCATCCTCGATAAATCCAATGGGGTCATTTTCCCATCTTGCCCACGGGTTATCCAACTCAGCATCAAGGATGACCGATAGCGCGTACTTTTCATCATCGGTAAGTGAGAGATAAATCTTTGTTCGCTCTTCAGGTGTGGCATTGAGAACGAGGTCTACGAGCCGTTCACCCATTGTTTACCTCTTACGAATCGCTAGAACTTTTGCAATCTTATCTTCTAAATCGCCCATTTCAACTTGTACCCTAATTGGGTCGCCGTTGTTTCCACCGATTTCAAACTTCTCTGTCTTGCCAAACTCCTCGGGAACTTGACGCTCTAACCACCACGCTGCTGCTCGCCAATCTCCATCGTTACCGCTCTTTGCGATAACTGCAACCTTTTTAGTAATTGCCTCTGCTCTTGCTTGCTCAACTTGCTGTAAAAATTGCAAAAATACAACTTCAGTAGGATTAGATTTTGCGGTCATTGATAAAGATAAGCGCTCGCGCTCTGCCAATCCTCGACTCATCCAGTTGTAGAAAGTCTTTTCTGCTATCCCTGAAGCAGCAACCGCTTTTCGAACAGGTGTTCCAATTCTGATGTAGTCAAGGAGAGTCTGCTCCTTAGTTACATCAAGAAGGGCTGTCTTACGTCCAGCATTACTCTTAGGCTTTGGTGTTGGTTTCTTCTTTTCAACTGCGGTTGCCATTAAAATTCCATTCCGATATACCAAAATCCTAATTCGATATAAAAGTTATACTTTGAAATAGTGAAACCAACAGCAAGTCCGCCTGTGCGTCCATATACGAGCCAACGCTTACCAATCTTTTTCTCCATAGGTTTATTCTACCTCTATCGAACAGGCTTCAACTGGCACACCCAATAACTGCGCGATGTCTTTCCAGTTATAGATGGCATTAGCCCATTCATTCAAATCTTCACTATGAACTCTCATCGAGTGTTCGCCAACTCGGATTGTAGAACGACCAACAGGAATATGACCAGGCTTGGATTTTCCCCCCGCGAGAATCTCAGCCACCTCTTCAGGACTAAACCCTGTTCCCTTAAGATTTGTTGTCGTGAGAAGTTTGTTCAACTCCTGTGGGTCGTAGGTTGCAAGGTCGCTGGTTCGATTATCAACAATGAGGATTTTAATTTCCTCAATCTCATCAACATCAATCCAATGAACTGCAATCTTTTCCCATCCTAATTGAACTGCGCCTTGATATGTGTGATTTCCCGAAACTATGTGTCGCGTCCGCTTGTTAGCCACGATTGGTCGATATTGACCCATATGTGTCAGGGACTCGATAATCGAGCCTATATCGCCCTCACGCGGGTTAAGAGGGTGAACCTTTATCTCATTGATGGCAACTGTCTCAACATCCTCGGCGCTGGTCTCGCTTTTCTCACCGTTTGGCTCAGCCTCAACTGGCTTACGCTCAGGAAAACCAAGGCGCTCTTTAATGATTTTGATGGCTTTTTGTTTTGTCGGTGCCTCGGTGTATAACTGTTCTTTCCACGCTTTGTAGGCATCCATCTCGATTGAGAACTTCCAGGCGCCAATCTTTACTTCAGGGTCGCTAGGTAAAGGCTTAGAGGCAATCGAACTCTTTTCCTCACCGTTTGTCAGCCTGTCTAAAGTATCAACCTCCGATTGAGTAAAGCCCGTGCCATCCAACTCAGGCAAGGCTTGAAGCAAACTCTTGAGAAGTGGCTCGTTATATCCTGCAAGGTCAGTTAATCGATTATCGGCTAGAACTATTCTTCGGGCTGTTGTTTCATCAACTTCGATGTAGGTGACTTTGATTTTCTTCCAGCCCAGTTTTTTTGCAGCCTTGTAGGTGTGATTACCCGCCAAGATAAAATTCGTACCGTACTGGATAACAATAGGGCGATACTGCCCGTGGGATTTGAGTGATTGAGCAATCGCTTCAATATCGCCACGACGAGGATTTGTCGGATACGCCTCAAGGGATGAGATAGCAACTGAGGCAACTTGTCCAACTTTTATCTTCGCTTTCATTAGATAACTTGTTTTGCTGGTCGCCCTCGGTAACGAATCACTTTTCCGTTTTCATCATATTTCGGAGTGCGGTCAATATCATCCTTGATGATTTTGTAAATCAACTGCTCTGATACTCCCATTGCGTCAGCAATCTCACGATATGTGATGCGCTGTTTGCGTAGACGGAGAATCAACTGCTTGCGTCTTTTGCCTAAATCTTGAATCTGTGATTGATGAGTGCGAATAGCATCAGTCAGAATTTTTACCTCATCGAGACCTTTACCGTCTAACTCCGTTGCTTCCATTACTGTTGTCATTCTGTTACTCCCTCTTCGAACAGGCGTTCGACTGCTTCATCGAATTTAACTTTCTTTTCAATGTGATTGGCTGTTGCCAAAAACTCTAGTGTGTTTTTTGATTTTGACTTGTCGTAGGCAATGAACATCGCTAGATAAAACGGAACAATAATTAAACCTGCGAAAGCGAGCGCAACTGCTGTCCAAAAGAATTCTGCGTTCATCTAAACTTCCTCTCTTTTTCTACCCCTCGTATGTAAAGAACCAATGAATTTTTATCATTCTTTGGTGGTAAATAAATTAACGATTTCACATACTGTGAAGAGTCGTCAGGTAAAACTCCTGCATCTACGATTCCATCAATTGCTGCCTTGACAGATGGATTACACGCCCCCACATCTTGAAGGCGCCCACCTTTCTGATGAGGTTCAACTGTGACAGTTATCCAAGACATAGGAGGTATCCTCTCACTTTTAGCCAAAAGTTGAAAACCGAGTCTCCACTCTTTCGTAAGACTTGCTCTCTCCCATCTGTTCCCAGCGCGTTCAGCGTTGGTCGTCCAAGGACGCTGGTTGAACTCAAGTCGATAAACGACTTGTTCGGCTTCATCAATCTGACATAAACATTCCATTGCTCAAGCATCAGAGCGTTCATCTCTAATGTCAAATTGCTCCTTATGACCTGAATTGTCTATTTTCCACCATTTGCCCGAATTGTCCTTGAATGGTATATCCTCGGCAGATTCAACTTTCATAATCAGATAACCCAACTCACGCGCTTTGTCGCGATTGGATTCAACCCAGCCGTGACATCCCGTAGTTCCCGAGCCACATAATGCGATGAGGTTGGCTGGTTGATGAAGCAACTCATTCTTCGAGCCTCCCATCATCCGTGGTCGTCTATGGTGAACTGATACGCCCCATAAAAAGTCCTCGCCACACTTTTCGCATTTGTATCCGTTACGCCCTAAAACTGTGAATCGGGTTTCATCACTAACCTTTGCAGGTCTAGGTTTAGCCATTGAAGTCTCGAGTCCGCGATGGCGTCCAGGCAAGCAGGGCAGACCTTTGCGCTCGTCTGCGTCGCCACCTGTAATACCAATCGACAAATACCAATATCCTCATAGGTCAGATGCCAACTTCCCATTATCAGTTTCCAATGAAGCATCATTCCCCTTATGTAACTTTTTGCGAATCTCTTCTAAATATTTTTGTGCATCCTCGTATGACAAAGCCTTTTGCTTTGCTTCCTCGAACTCACGGGTTATCGCTTCACCGCGAAGGCGTTCCTTTTCTGAAGAAACACGAATTCGCCAATGACGATTGAGGTGACTGGGATTGATTGCTTGGTCCGAATTAGCGTAGTGCCAAGAAACAATTTTCTTTGCTTCATCTAACGGCATATCAAAATCCAGGGATTCTGCCCACGCACGGACCTTTAATTCATCGACTTGAACTCGAAGGTCATAGATGCCCACATAGCCGAGAAGCAGGGCGATGTCAGGAAGATTCATTGCGTAGTTTCTCCGATAACTCGATTGCCCTAATTGCTCCACTTTCGTGCTTGGTCTTAACTCCCACTCCTCTGAGAACTAAATCCATTTGACGCATTGTAGGAACTGTCCCGATGTAATCAAGTGCCAACTCAATCTGCTCTTCGCTGTAGCCCCGCACTTCGGCTGCCTTTGTTATCTGAAGGAGGGAGTGCCACGCCCCTTTACCTAAAGGTTTAACTCTTTGCTTTTCCCACCATCGTTTAGCAACTACCTCAGAGAGCGCGACAACTGCGACAGCAGTTTCGTCGCTCTTTGTTGTAGATAGGACGGATGTATAGGACGGATGGTACGGAGTGGAGTTGGGGAGTGAGACCTCCAAAGTTGGGGAGTGAGGGGTATCTGAGTTGGGGAGTTCGTCATCTTCAATGGGTAAAGCCTCCCCAACAGAGTTGGGTAGTTTTTTCCACAAAAGTTGATAAGTCGTAGCCTTACCTCGAGAATTTCCCTTGCTGATTATTTTGATGTGTCCCTCTTCCACCATCTGATTGATGACTTTACGGACATACTCGATAGAGCAACGACCCTTCGCAGCCAACATTTTTTGGGATGCGAAGAATCGTCCATCGTCGTGAGAAATATCTGCGAGTGCAAGATGAATTAAAAGTCGAGTCCCGTCATAAGGTGAATCGGACCAAACTTTTGTTATCCATCTGATACTCACAAATTACCTCCGCAATGTGGGCAACATTTATTGCGCCCTTGTTTTTCGATGACCCGATTCTCAACCCAATTTAATCCCACATAGACTTTACATCCATTACGAGATTGTTTGAGTCTTGCAATGCGACCCGCTTTATGGAGAACGGACAATACACCCGAAGCGGTCCCGTGGTGAAGTCCAGTTATCAAACTGAACTCTTTCCAGGTAAGACCTTGTTCGTAAGTTGCATTGAGCAACTCAAGTGCTTGAGCCTGACGCATAGCGGTCTTTCCTGACCTGTCTGCCTCAATCGCCCGAGCCTTTGATGTATCTGTTCCGCTATGTCCTGAAGTTTGGTCGTAAGGCAACTCAGGCATTGACAGTAACGATTGGCTCCTCTGTTGTTGTCTCATTGGTGTCCTCTTCCAATTTAGGTACGATGATGTTTGCTTGACGCTCTTTGAACTTGATGCGAAATTGCTCAAGCAACTCAGCGCTGTATCCATCTTTGTTTGTGGTGATGTACTGACCGATTTCAGCAAGTGCATCGATAGTCGTCGCCTGTGCAATCTTGGTTAAAACAGCACTTGGCGCTATGACATCGGCTGCACTTGAACGCTCGTAACTCGATGAGTCAGGGTCAGGTTCATCTGTTGGAAGCGCCAGCGCTTGAAGTAATGCAGTTCGAAAAGCCACGGACATTGCCTTAGCCGTTGCCTTGTCTCCAGCATCCATCGCCTCGCCTACAACCGTGGTCTTGATTGAGTCCCCACTTGCACCAATGAATGTGTAAGTGACTTTTATTTTGACGTGACCCATTGCTGTTCGATTGCGTCCAATTTCAACCGTTGCATATTCGTAATCCTCAACTGAAGGAACAACGATTACGCCGTGCTTTTGAAGTGCTGGAGATACTGCATTGACGACTGAATCAATCCCGCGGAAATTAAATCCTTGAGATGTGTTTTTGTCTTTTTTTGCAATGGCTCCAACTTCTTTCATAATTGCGTTCATTGCCTGAGCAATGGGAAGTGCTGTTTGGTCTGACATAAGTTCCTCTCTCAATCTGCTATTACAAATGAAACTGAAGTCTCGGCTGGAATAACTCGAACCGATGGGACAATTTCGCCTTGGGTTGATATTACATCACCTGAATCGGTAAGTAAACTATTTAGAACCTTTTTGTCGATTTCTTTTTTAACGCGAATCAACTCAGGTTGGCTTGCTTCTGCCCACGCGAGGAATTTTGACTCATCCTCAATTTCAATCTTTGGGCGACCCGCCGTTGTTTTGATTGTTCCGTGGGGCAGGACTACTGATTTCCGCCCGTTGTAGCGCTCTGTGAGCGCGTATGGCTTGAGGTTCGACTCAAACCATTCAGCATCTCTCTCAAGGTCTGTATTGACCTTCTCAAGCCATTCTGCGACTCGTAATACCTCACGGTCATAGATGGCTTTGTTGTCGGCTTGCTTACGCCGTAGGGATGCAAGTTTACGCATCGCCCAGTCAGCCTTTGAATCATCGCTGATTACAAAAGCCTCGCGAGTTGGTTCTTCGATGATTTCAAAATCATCAATTGGTTGTACATCTGACATAGTTGTTCTCCTCTCATCCGAGAGGGTACACAACCCCTGTTGGTTATGTCAAATCTCAGATACCTATGCTTTGTCCAAGGTACATCGAGGCACCGACAACTGTTGTTATGAAAAGCGCTCCAACGGTACGAATAACCCATTCGGAGCGACTCTCCATCTTTTCAAGACGGTCAGTTATGTGGTCCATTGCTTGAGCGAATCTTTCGGTATCCGCGTCATAAACATCTTTCCGAAGATAAGTCTGACCAACATTGAGATTCATCTGCTTGACTTCCATAGTTAGGTCGTCAAGCCGTCTCATTACTTCTCCTAGTGTTGGTTGAATTTCTTCGGCTGCCATAATTATGCTTTCTTCCGCGCCTCGTCCGCAGTTTTTGAAACTGCTGAAGTTGCTGGATACGCTGGACGAGCAATTCCCATAATGAGTTTATAGGCTCGCTTTTTTAAGAAAGCCCCATCCCCATTTGATTGACTTCCTTTTGTATCCCCACTCGTATTGCCTTCGTAGACCCAAAGAGTTCCTTTGCCATCGTTTTTGTGAACGATGCCAACGTGGTCTGCCTGTGCATCTTCATCGAACTGGAAGAACGCAATGTCTCCAGCCTTTGCTTGACCGACAGGAACTACTTGACCTTTTTTAGCAAACCACTTCAGTCCGACATCGCAAGAAGCAAAACCTTTTTTAGATTGAGCAGCAACAATGTCTGAAAGCCCAGCCTCTTTAAAACACCAAGAAACATACATAGCGCACCAAGGTTGATTATTTAATCCAAACCACTTACCGAACTTTGTGTCGTTGTTGGCACCCTCGCGATAACCCGCATCGACCTCGGCTTTGGCTGCTGCTAGAACTTTTTCAACTGACATTACTTTTTAGCCGTTGCCTTTTTAGCCGTTGCCTTCTTCGTAAGTTTGCCGACAACTGCTTCCGTAACTCCATCAGCAATCTTGCCGAAAGCGGGGTCTTTAGGATTGGCTGCGCGAATTGCGACGGGAAGAACTGCTGAGATACCTGCTGCGAGGATTGCCTTGAGTGCATCTCCATCAAGTGCGAGGAGGTCTCCGCCTGTAATCATAAATGCTGTAGTGACGGCTGCTAAAAAAGAGCGTCCGTATGAGGCAAGCATCGCCTGTGTTTTCTTGTCCATTATTTCTCCTAATCTTAGGTGAGTTAATTCTAACCTATGGTTTATGAACCTAAGTTGCTAAATCTCCAAGGCACAAAATATCAGAACCGTTTGTAAGGACAAAAACCGTGTCCCCTACTTGTGGCGCATAACTGTGTAGATATTTTACTGAGGGCAAGGTATTTGTATCCCCTGCTATTTGAATATCAACTCTTGCGGGACTGTTGTGCTTATCAACCACATAAGCCTGACGAAGCCTAAGAGTCGGAACATTTGTTTCACCCTTGATTTGATTAACAAGATAATTTAAATCCATCAGAATCTCCGACTCCTTCCAATTGCGCTCATTGTGTTTTGCGGACTCAAAGGTATCGTAATTGAATCAAGCACCAAAGTGGCATCAACTCCTGATGGTGTACGAGTTATCTTTACCAAGTCATAGACATCGTGAGCGGGATTTACAATTTGGTCCCAGGAGATTTTTTCAAGCGCTCCAATAACTTTTCGAAGTTCTGCTGAGGCAGCCTCTTGAGCCTCGGCAACTGTCAGGATGTAAGGGGATGACTTGAAAATAGGAACTGAACCATAAGTCTCTACATAAGTTGGAGATGCTGGGTTATCATCTTTAGCCTCCCCAATTACACCAATCGAGAGGTTGGTTCCTTCACCCGTATAAATAACGTGGTTAAACGATTCATCACTAGATAAAGAGCGACTCAATGAAGTCAAAACAGATTCCGTGTTGTCCTCATAAGTTATTAGGGGAACACCGCTATCAGGGTCAGGAATAGGTCGCATACGAACTGTTCCGTTCTCATCAAAATATAAATCCATTCCAGCGGACTCGGCTATCGTAAGCGCTTCTTTCCAGGGATTTGATGACTGGTCAAGAGTCGGATAGATAATGTCAGTTACCTGATTAGTTGCTGGAAACAATGTTTTAACTGCTGGGAATCTATCTTTAAGAATCTGCGATATTGCCGTTTCCTTGGCAGTTGCATCCTCAATGTAAAAGTCGTGACTCGTCCACTTTGCTCGGATTACTCTAAGGCTTCTATCTGAGCCTTGGACCGTAATTCGAACTCCTTCAGGAGTGTCGGTAATTTCTACAGTTGTCAAAATAAATACACCGAGAGGAACTAATTCTTCTGTCCCGTCTGCAAACTGAACTCCACGATAGATTTTAATTTCGCGGTTGTATGGCAGTAAAATTGAGGAACGATTATTTGTTGGTACTAAAGTTCCGTCTTTATCAATGAACTCAATTGAACATTGGCGCCTTATATCTCTGCGCGAGTCAATCGTGACTTCACCTGAAATTGGTTGAGCCGTACTAATAATTTCATTATTAGCCATATCATAAATCTCAATCTTGACATTGCTGATATGGGACTTACGAACTGACGATAAGAAAGCGTCAGATACGGGATACATCAAGGAGCCTCAACTTCAAAGTAATTAACCTTTGCGTTACGAATCAAATTATTGATGTCGCCTACCTCTGTCCAAGTTCTATCTACAAAGCGAACATATTTTTGACGCCCTAGAGGGTCGTGAACGTGCAAGATTCCTTGATATGTGAGAACTGGATATAAAGCAGCCCACTCTGTTTCTCCCTGAGTGGTGAACTCATAAGAGCCGTCAATTCCATAAATGCTTGTTGCTACAACAACAGTTTTAGAGGCACCGAGGGGTTTAAAAACCCCATAAGATTCCACGACAGATGAATTAAGAGGCTGTTGAACTCTTAATTGTGTAACACGAATAGTTGGACTTTGCACAGCCGTAAATGACCAAACTCCTGCGTTTGCAATTTGAATTGGCTCAGTAGTTGTATAACCCGACGATAAAACAGCCATTAGATTTCAGCCCTCGCTTTCGCACGATAGGTCACGGTTGTATCAAGTGGAACTTCGTAATCACTCAGGGTTGCAATTTGTGAAGTGTCGGCGCTTACAGGACTATTGCGAATTGCTGTATAAGTTGTTCCTGAATCATCTGAGCGTTCAACATCAAAGGAGAACGTGCCAAATCCTCCGCGAGTCCAAAAAGGTTCATCACCTGCGTGGAAGGCAATCTTGTCTACATAATGAACTTCGCTTACTCCAGCAGAGATAATTTTTACTACAACTAAAGCGGTAACTGCGGTAATTGGCGCTGTTGCCGAAACCGTACATTGATTCCACGCGCTTGCTGAATCTGTTTCGCTTGTTCCGTAGGCAGTAGAGATTGTTGTACCGCTCGAATCGCGCCAAAGAATTCCTACCGCTGTAGAGCGAGCGGTTGTATTGGCTCTGAACTCAGCGGTTGCAGAAAACTTAGTAGATGGAGTAACGGTGAAAGCCAAGGCAGTAGTGGTTGTTGCGGTTGCATCACCTGATGCTGTTGCTGTCACGGCTAAGGAGGCAGAACCATCTGACGCTTGAGCGGTTGAACGAGTAAGTGAACAATTTGAGAGAGCAACCCAACCGTCTGTATTTGTTTCTAAAGATGCTTGGTTGGTGTTAAGAACATTTGTGCGACCAAAAACTGTAATTGCGACTGAGCCAGTATCGGTTTCATAAAATGCTGAGACCGTTGGGTTAGCAGGAGCATCCACGGCTAAACTAAATGTTGAAAAAGACCAAGCGCTAAAATAATTACTGCCGTTGGCTAATTGAGCAACTCTTACATAAGCACGATATGTCGTGCTGTTTGCTAAATCTGCCTCAAGTGTTTGCCCGTTATTGCTCGAAGCCACGATGCCCGTTTCAACCGATGGCGTTGAAGTATCTGCACTAAAACCACTAGCACCGTAAGTTGCTGAGTCAAAAATCTTAATTTCGTATGCTGATTGTGGGTCTCCATCTGCATCGGCATATGTCCATACAACTGATGGAAATGAAGTGGTCGTAATTGTTCCTGAAGGTGCTGTAACCGTAACTGTTGGTTGAGTAGTGGTAACAACATCAACATAAACTGCGTAAACGCTAGTTTTATCAGCCAAGGCTGTTGCATTGTCTGTAAACTTGAATGAAAGATTATCAATAAGCGTTTGAGTCCAAGCAGCACCATTTGGAGCGCTTGTCATATTTAATGCAAAATCAACTGTAGAAAGAGCCAGGGTATTTTGCTTAGAGATTGGGACAGAGTAATAAACGGTTCTGCCGTTACGGTCAGTAATAACCCCAAGACTAAACTGCGCGATACCCGCTGTTCCGACTGCGATTCTTGCTCGAAGATTTACAGATGTTACTTGCTCTGTTGCCGAAAGTGTTTGTGTGCCAAACTCTGCCTCGTAAGAGGCTGGGACTGTATTGCTTGTTCTTGTTATGAAAGTTGCATCGTTGTTATCTGCAAGAGCAGCGTGAACTGACGCTGACCCACCCGAAATTGTAAAGAGGCTGTCATTGTTCCAGTTTGCATCAGGACGGAGTGTGTAAGTTGCCATTATTTACTCGCTAACTGTCGGGCTAGAATTGCGAATGTTTCCTCAATTTTTGCTGCGATAATCGCCGTGCGCTCTTCATCATCTTTGGCTCCTGAGACATCAACATTGAGTTGGAAGGCTCCTTGCTGGATGTAAACATTATTGCCTCGGCTTGCTGTTTGGAAATCTTGACCTTGCATAGAGTTAAGAATTCTAGTTGCATCACTTATCTGTCCGCTAAATCCTGCCTCTGCACCAAAAGCACCAATTCTCGCTCCAGCGAACTGAATCTGCTTTTGTAGACGGCTTACATCATTAACTGCCTCTTGTCCGCCACCTAAAATTGAAGCAGCGAGTTGAGCGCCCTTTATCGGACCCTCTTCAATAATTGACTTTAAGGCATCTGCATCAAGGTTCATTGCTTGCAATTGAGCAATCTGTGTTGCGAACTGCTGACTCTTATTAAGTCGTTGTTCCATATTTGCAATTAAAGATTTAGCCTTTGGAATGAAACCATCAGGCAACTCAACACCCTTAAGACCCGCAAAGTTTACAATTGTGTCCTTGAGACTGTCTGCAAAGTCTTTTGCAGCCTGTTTTAAGTCATCAAGTACGCCACGGATTGCGTCAATTCCTGCCTTCATTGAGTCCCGAATTGTTTCTAATCTTTTGGCTCCATTGGCTAACTCATCTGCGTTGGGGTCATCAAAATTTAAATCTCCAGGCTTCGAAAATTCTTTTTTAAGGTCCTCAAGAATGTTGCCAAAACCCAATCCAGTTTTGAGTTTTGCTACTAAATCACCAAAAGCATCTCCGATTTTGTCCACAAAATTGCTACTGGTAAATGACTCGATACCAGCGCCAAGACCAAGCAAAAACTCTCCAGCCTTAACTGCTGCCTCGCTAGTATTTTCAACAATGAACTTGCCAACTTCTAAGTCTTTCATTTTTTCTAAACCTGCAATGACTTTGCCAAGACCGTCTGAAGCAATATTGGCTCCCTTGACTAAGCCTTCAACAATCTTATCGCCAAACTTCATCTCTTTTAGGGCTGTAATACCTTTTATCATTGTGCCTAAAACGGTTGATGTTTTTTCGCCAGCAGTTATGAAGCCAGCCACCAATTTATTACCAACTTCGTCAGTAGCAATTTTATTTACTTTTGCAGCAAAGCCCAGCATTTTGTTTGCTACATCTGAAAGCGTTCCAGCAGCGCCATCTTTGTAGTTACCCCAAGATAAAGAAGCCTCAATTATTTTTGAATTTAACTTTGATGCTGCGTCAATCCCCGCAATTGCAGTTTTGCTAATATCTTCGCCTAAACTTGGCTTAAAATCTTCTTCGGCTTTTTTAACTCCACTAATAGCATTAGCAATACCTCGCAAGGCATCACGAATTACATCGCCTCCCAAAAGAACAGGAATTTTATCTGCAAGGTTAGCAAGCCAATTTATGAAAGATGCAAATTTTTCCCTCATAAACGAAATAACACCCGACATAATGTTTCCGAGTTTGCTAAGAACTCCACCTATGATGTCTTTAGCCTTGTCAATGGCTAAGGTTATTTTACCCCAAACATCTGCAATAAAGTCTCTGAATTTACCAAAATAATAAACCAGCGTAGCAATTACTTTAATAATGTTTGCCAATACAACAACAATTGTTGTTACAGCAAAACCGATTATAGCCTGAATTGCATTGAATACGGTTTCAACAATATTTCTGAATGTCTCATTTGTTTTAAACAAATCTACAAAAGCATCTATGACTGATTTTATAGTCCCAAGAATAAAACTGTAGAAGGTTGTATAAACACCTATAATAAAGTTAATAATACCTGCAACTACTTTTGCAAAAACAGTTTGATTCTCAAAAAGCATTAGGAAAGTATCAATCACAGATTTAATTGCTTTGACAATAAATGTGTACCAGGTTAAATACACTTGATATACAAACTGTATAACACTTGCTACTACTTTTCCAAAAGTATTGTTAATGTCAATTAGATTTCCAAAAGCAACTAACAGATTGCCAAAAAGTTTAAAAATAAATCCTAAAACTTTTCCGACTACGTTGGCTACAAAATCAAATACTTTTGTCATAACTTCACGGAAAGTCTGACTTTCTTTCCACGCAAAACCAAAAGCAATTACTAACCCAACTATTGCTCCAATTATCAATCCAATTGGGTTTGCGTACATTGTTGCATTTAGTTTAAGCATAGATGCTGCTAAGCCATTTGTAGAGGCTATCGCTGCTAATTGCCCACCTGACATTAGGACCTGAGCAACACCAAGCAACTCTGAAGTAAATGCGACTGCTGCTTGAATTGCTGGAATCACAATAAGTGCTGCTTTGTAAGCGATAAAAGCACCAACAAGAGTCAAAATTATGCCAGCCAGGATTTTTGCAATTGTTGAGTGTTTTTGAAAAAATCCAGTAACCGAACTAATAACTTTGGCTAAACCGCTTATTGCTTTAGCCAAGATAGCAACTGCAAAACCACCCAACACAGCCAATGCCTTACCCAACTTGACGACAATGGAAAAGAAAGGCTTCATTGATGTGACTAAATTATTTATAGCGGTTTTCACTTGAGATGAAGTCAAATACAAGGTTGCCAAAACGACTGCAACAATTCCAATAGGACCAGCAAGCCCGCCAAGCACCGTGCCTAAAATTGGAATCATTCTAAAAAGTTGCGCTCCAGCAAATGTAGCAAAAGCCGCTGTTACGGCTGCAATTGCTGGAAGCAAGAACTCAATTTTCTCGGCTAAACCTTTTATTTTATCTTGGGCGCCACTCATCGCACCCTCAAATTTTTCCCCAATGGTTGCGACAGGTTTTAAATTATCAACAAACTCTTTTATTTTATCAATTGCGACAATAAAAGGTTTTGTTAATTTTTGCAAAACTAAAGTGATAGCCTTAAAAATTGTCTGTAAAATTTCACTTTTTTCTATAGCCTTAGCAAAGGATTTAACTAAGTTATATGCAGAGAAAATAAGTGGACCAATAGCCTTAAGAAGAACTCCGCCGACTGACACCTGTATTTCATTATTAAGGCGGGCAAAAGAACGCAAAACTTTTCCAGGGCTGGTCATAGCAGCCTCGTATGTTCCAGCGACTTTTGCGCCTTCCGTCAAAGCGCCCGAAAGAACAGCCTGTTGTTTTTCTTGATAGGTAAGTTGTTTTGTTGTTTTGCCAATACTGCGAGCAAAAGTCTCATACATTTGACCCGCGGATTTTTGGATACCAACTGATTTTAAAACTTCACTTCGACCCGTGATAACGGCGTGGGTGAGCATATTGTATGTATCTGTTGAGTTCATACCGCTAATAACTGCAAGGTCTTGAGCAACGCGGGCTAGGTCGGCTGCTTTTCCAAGTTCTAAATTATTTTGAGCAAACTTTAAAGCAGACTTTTGAGCAACTTCCATTTCGATGCCGTTTTCCTTAATGGCAACGGTGGCATCTCTAATTACTTGATAACCAAGACCAGTTGATTTACCAACTGCGTTCATCGCAATATCGAGTTCATCTACGCGAGCAGCAGCCATAAATGCTTTTGTTCCAAAAGCAATCATCGCTGTAATGGCTGCGCCTGAAGCAATACCAACTCCAGTCATCGCTCCGCGGAGTCGATTTGAAGTTTGTATAAATCCTTCAGCAGCCTGAGATGCTTGTTGCATACCTCGGGTAAATTGTGCGGTATCGGCGCTAACTCGCGCCCGCATCTCCATCTGCGGAACTTCAGCCATTATCTTCTTGCCTTAGCCTTTCTTTCCGCTTTTTCCCGCTCTTTCCCTCTTAGGATATAAAGAGCAGACCACTCGGTTAATTCCATACTGGATAGGGGGCGGTGGGCGGGACTCCCGTAAAGAAGTTCGCCCACCGTCCTACCTAATTCTTCAGCAAGTTCGAAAAGAAACCTACGCTCAGGATTCTTCAGGAAATCGTGCTTGTGCTTCGTCTGCCGCCTTTTCAGAAAGACCTGAGTTGCCGAGAGCCTTAGTTGCAAGGCGTTCGATAACTGCACCATTCTTAGAAAGGATTGCTTCCTTATCCTGGGCTGTAAAGACTGGCAGACCTGTAGTTGGGTCGTAAACAGTTGCAATAACAGTTAGTGCGTACATTGCAGCAACATCGGTCTTGTCGCCTTTAGCAGCGCCTTCTCCGAGTTTTGCTCTTTCATTCGCTGTCATCGAACGAACCTCGACAGTTACTCCCCATTCAGGGATTTCTACGAGTTCCTTTGTGATGTCATCGCTGCTGAAAATTGCTTCTTTTAGACTCATTTATTTCTCCTTGGACACTAGGTTGGTCACGATTTATTAAGTTGTTATTTAATTATTGATTATGCGTAAGCGCCACGGGTGACGGCACCTGTAACTTGGAACTCTGCTGAGAAAGTTACAACATCACCAACTGCACCACTCTTCTCATAAGAAGTCATTATGCACTCGCCTGTGTACTTTGCATCTAGCGCAGTTGAACCTTCAGGTCCGTACTCAAACGACACCGTTGCTGCCTGTCCTAAAATCCCGCTGAGGTGTGCATCAACTGTTGTATCAAAGTTACCTGAGATTGAAATAGTTGCATCGCTCAAACCCACAACGTAGGTCTTTGCATTGCTGCCGAAACTTGTGGTCTCGGCGGTCTCGATTGTCTGTGGAAATGAAACATCTGTCAGCACATCGCTGATAGTAGTTAGGGTTCCACCTGAATTGTCCACCTTGAATACGGTGGCTTTACCGTGTGTGAATGTAGGCATTAGTTTCTCCTTGCGAAAGCCACTACTGGGGTGGCGGTACCTGTGGAACCTGCAACCGTGTAGTTCACGCGCAGGTATCTTGCTACGGTTCCAGTAACTTCAACTCTTTGAGAAGTTTTGGTTGTACTGGAAACGACTGTAAAGGTAATCAAATCAGTAAAGGTTGAGTTGTCGGCTGACTGCTGAACCTTGACTGTTATGTTGCCATTACGAGTATTAGTTGGAACGCTTACAAAGCCTACTCCGCCATTGGCAGATGAGGCTGCATTATCAACAGATGTTCCATTTCCTGTTGCTGAGATTGCTGAACCTGAAGAAAGAATCTTTCCGTGTTCAACTCCGTCGCTTGATTGGAATTCAGCGCTTGTCTGCACGACATCGGCAACTGCTCCTGAGACTTCGTATGAGGTGTCATCCGCCTCAAGGACAATTGCGTTTGCTCCATTAGAGTGACCTGACGGGGCAACAATGACATTTAATTTAGTAGCAGAACTAAGTGCTGCTGAGAAAAATACATCTGTGCCTGTTACTGCTGTTCCATCGAACATTCCACTAAGAGAAACTGTTCCGTCTTGTAGACCAACAATGTAAGTTTTTGCACTTGAGCCGAAGGCTGAAGTTTCAGAAGTTTCAACTGTGCTTGTTGCGCTTACATCATTAAAGAAAGCAGAAAAATCATATTCATTAACAAAAACATTAACATTTTTACCGTGTGCAAATGTAGGCATTATTCAGTCTCCTCAACTGGGCGTTGGTGTGGGGTTCCGTCTTGAATAAATCCATCGCCATCGCCATCTGTTGCTTCAGGGTCAAAACCCTCTGCCTCGATAACAGGCTCAACTGGAGCCTCGACAATTGGTTCTTCCTTGACAGGCTCAACTACAGGTTCTTCAATTATTGTTTTAGCAGGTTTATTGGCATCTTCAATCGCGCCAATTTCAGTAAGCCACTTAATAGATGTGGCTGGTAAATCTTCAACAACATCGCCCGCTTCGGCGCGTTTGTTGGGTGGGTAATCGATACCCTGTAGAACTCGATAGCGAGCCATTCTTACCTCCTATGACGGCACTTGGGTAGCCCAAGTAAACCGTCTAGGTCACACGGACACAAAGATAAGACGACAACTCGGGCGACTAGCGCACATTGCTCATAGTGTATCAGTCTCTATTTTTGCGCTAATTTTTATTACGAATCAAAGTTGAGCCGACCCGACTCAAGTTATGAAGTTCTGCGAAGTCTTTCTTCTTGAATCATATTAAGGGTAAGGAAGTAACCGATTCCATCCACGACTGTATCGGGCTTGGTTTGATTAACTTCACGGGCAATCTTCATTCCAACCATACAAAGGCTTACCTGCTCCGCTGAGACCTCACAGCCCAGGATTACAGACCAAATCTGCGCTGCCCTAGTGAAGTTATCCAAGGGATGCCCGTAGGCGTCCTGACGCTCTCCTGAGACCAACTCAGCAGCATATAAAGCGATGTCTCTTGGGTCGTTCATAATACCTGGATGTCCGACACTCCCCGACTGCTCACTAGGAATGTCAGAACTCCCACATCCGCAATCTCCCCCGTTGATTGTCTCCACCACACGCTTCCCCCGTCGAGGGCTGGTGCTTGCAGCCATTTGACTCCTCCCCAATCCGCTAGTTTGAATGAATGATAGTGACCAGTCACCAAGATGTCACAGTCGCCGATTTTTTGACGCCCTAGTGTTTGGTCAGCAATCCACCTACGCAACTTACCTTCAACTCCCTGTCCCGAGCGAGCAAGGTGTCCGTGGGTGATTCCAATAATTTGTCCGTGAACTTCAAGAGTCAGGCTCAACTCATCGGTTGGAATTGCAAACTTGATATGACCATAGGCGTCAGGATTGGCTTGGAAGATTTCAGCAACGGACTCAACTAAAGCGACATCATCATTATCGCCAAGTGTTGTGAACGCTTTTCCGTTCTTACGGTTTTCGCCGTGGTTTCCGCCAATTGCTGCAACGGTGATTGACGGGACAACTCGAGACCAGCGGATGAGTGCATCTCTCAAAAGGCGACGAGCAATCTTTACTTGGTCACGCCTATCGACTTCAACTGTGAAAGTCTGAATGTCGTAATGACCATCGCATCCTTCAACTAAATCGCCAAGGCAAAGAACTGTAATCGAATCGATGGGGCGACCTAGTTTCTTTAATTCTTTTAATCTGAACTCAACATCATCTATTGCTTGAAGCCAGCGACCAACTAAACCCTTAAGCCCATCACCATCTCTTTTTCCTACTTGCCAATCAGAGGCACAAACAACAAGACTCGCCCCGCCATCAATTTCTTTTCTTTCGCGAGGTTTATGTTTTTTAATTTCAGCAATAAGAGATTCAATGTCGGCAGTTTCTTGTCGTCCTTTACGAACTACTTTGCCTTTCCATTGGCGATTGAGAATTCCTAAAGTATCGCCCCACACATTGAAAAGAACTGGTTCTACAACTGCAAAATGCTCAGGGTCCAAGCCCCACATTTTTAATACGCCCGACCAATCGGGATGAACCTCACCCTCAACTGGAGGTGTAGTTATTGTTCCCTCGTCGCCCATCCAGGTAACTCCAGGCGTCCATTCGGCTTGTCTTTGTCGTGGCTCAGTTTTTTGAACTGAGGCAATCTCTGTTGTCTTTAAGAGATTGTCTAAAGCATCATCAAGATTCAATTGGACACTTACATCCGTCTTTGCCGAATAGCCTTCTACGATGTCTACGCATAACATCAGAGCCTACCGCAATGTCAAATGTTGCTAACAATTCAACTAGGCGAGCCGAGTTAATCTTTTCATTCATCAATGCTTCTTTAAATTTAGTTCGTGCTGGTTCGGGCAACTCATTTGTAATCCTTCTTACCGAGCAGCCGTCTTGAACCTTCCATACACCAACTAATTCATCAAGTGCTGAAACGAACTCATCCTGATTTATTTTTGGATTTACAGCGGGGGCAGCGGATACTCCACGGACGCGTTGCACTTTCGAAGAGGAGCCTGTCGCATTTCCAACATCGCTGGAACTCATCGGTTGTTGCGTTTCTTCCATACGGGTCCACTACTCTCTCTTGTGGAGCAGACTCCTCGTTTACATCCGTACTAGACATCGGAAATTCACCGAGATTAGTGGACGATACTTTGGGTCTACTCCTAGTTGATTGACTGAACCCATAGGTTCAATCCTCATAATATGCACCCCCGAGATGGAAGTTTCAACTACCGACGCGAGCAAAATTCTAATCGTGTCGGCTTTGTCCCTAGCAGTTGGATAATCTTCGCGCCCTGCTCGGCAGATAATTTGAATCATTGGGTAATCGATACGGATACCGCCCGCGCCCATTGTGAAGGCTGGTGAACTGCCTGAGTTCTCATAGACAGCAACACAGGCATCAGGGGACTCGGGCAAGGTACCAAGGAAGATAGATGTGCCTAGAGTGCCTTGGCTATTGGTCACAAGATAATCGCCTATTGATTCAAGAATGGTTGCCATCAGTTACTCCTACTTTTTAGAATGTGCATTATTCTACGCGAGATGTTATTTTGAATTTGAGCGAGAGATTCCATAAATGGCTGTTCGAGATATTTAGCCTGGGTCGGTGGATTATGGTAGTTACCAATGATTTCGTGGACATAGAGCGCGTATGGCGCTGCTGGACCACCATAAAAGATGTCTACATAAATGCCTTGACCCGAGCCTTGAGGGGCGCTTACTCCGCCTGAACCGCGGAGAACTCCCGTATCAACTGGGACAAGAATCTGTGATTTAGCAAAGATATTGTTGGCTTCTTCCCAAATTGCCTGGGCAACTGCTTTAGGAGCCTGTAATTGGGCTGCACGTAGAACGGCTTGCAACTCGGCATCACCCTCGAGGGTGAATGTATATGTATCCGCCATAACTACCGCCCAAATCGAATGACGGTGTGATGCGCTCCGTTTTCATCTGCGATGTTATCTACTGCGTTTACCGTAAAAGTGTCCGCCCCAATGACCATTTTATGAGAAACCGTAATTGTTGTTGCTGGTCCTTTTGTAATAAAACGCCCAACATCTACAACTTCAATACCTTGAACATCTTTAGATTTAACTGTGTCGTAAATAAGGCGACCAACAACTGTTGTATCACCGCTAAAAGTGGGTTTGTTGTATTTATCAACTGAAGTCTTGGCTGTAAAAACAACCGAATCAGTCATAAACTCAGCGACTTTAGAGTAGATAGCGTCAGCCATAGTGACTCCTACTCAGGAACGCGCTGGTCGTAGATGTTGTTTGGGTTGTCGTGGACACCAGCATAGAAATCTGTGTTGTAATCCTGAACACTTCTATCATTGGTTGAGAGCAAACTGTTGGCATTAGCCTTCATTGTTGGAGGGGACTTACGCATCTTGCGGTCAAGGAATGAGTTGGCAAGGTCTTGGTATTGCTTGCTCTTTGCAGTAAAGGACTCAGAAACAGAGATGTCTCCGACGCTCTTTGAGGTGCTATCTGCCAAACGGCTAAAGCGTGAGACTAGAGTTTCACAGGCTGCACGACAGATTTCATAAACATTTGTACCCCACTCAGTAATCAAGTAATCCAACTCTTCATCAGTAAACAAAGCATCAGTTGATACTGTGTCGTTGATGAGAAAACGCACCTTGTTACGGGTGCTAGTAGTTGGGTCTCCCGAGTAGGTGAAAGTCATTACATTCCACCTAGTAACAAATTAGTAGTAACCACGCTGTCATTTGTTGCAGCGCTGGCTGATGTTATGTAGGTTGAAGCAGCGGTGGCTGTTGTTAAATAGTCATTTAACTCAGTATCTACATCTGTTGCAAGGTTGAAAATGTCTGTGTGAACAGCAGGATTATCACCTGCGGTTGGGTATCGTAAGCCTTTGGATGTTGTGCCAGCCATTATTGCTCCTATCTTGAGGTCATTAGTATACCCCCACAAAAAATAAGCATATAATGTCGGCTATGGCGGATAAACTTTTTGTTTCTATTGCATCATTTTTAGATACAGAACTGCGCCCAACCGTTGAGCGTCTTTTATCTACTGCCAAAAATCCTGAGAATATATCTGTCTTTGTCTTTTCTCAGAACGAAGATGATGCCCACCCCGAATTAGATTCATTGTTTTCCAAGTACGGCGGGACTTTAAATTACACAAAAATCAACTACAAAGATACCCGTGGAGTTTGCTGGGTCAGGGCTGAAATCCTCAAGAATTTAAACCAAGAATATAAATACTACCTGCAACTCGATAGCCATATGGCTTTTGCTGCCAACTGGGATTTGATTCTTATAGAGGATTACCAAAAGGCTTTAGATGCGGTAGGCGACTGCATCTATACCGTTTACCCTCCAGGCTATGACTATTCAGGCGATGGTGTGATGTTGGATTATGTGGCGCACATTCCCCGCATACCTATCTATATTGAGGGGAAGCCAACTAAATTCCTTCCAAAAGAAGTGGACTCAATAAGAACATCTTTATTTCCAAAACCTTATGGGAGTAAGTCTTTTTGGTTTTCAGGTAACTTTGCTTTTGGTCACAGCAGGTACTTCATAGAAACTCCTTATGACCCAAACTTTTTCTTTGACGGAGAAGAACACTCAATGTCTTTGCGAATGTACTCAAAAGGGGTGACATTTTTAGCCCCTCCGCGTCAATGTGTCTACCATTACTACGGAGTAGACAGAAAGATTTATGTACACGATTTAAACTTATTTGATGAATACTACAAAAAAGCAGATGTTCATATTGAAGATTTTTTTGCCTTTAGGATTGACGGAGAGTATGGAGTAACTCCCGATGTCATCTATAAATGGATAATGACATCAAGGGATAGTAGGTAATTTTTTGAATTGCTGTGTATCCCAATGGGTTGATTGAACATTTATCAAATCGCAATAAGTCTCAATATCATCCCTTGTCGAATAGATATTAAATAAGGGTTGCTTAAACCAATGCCAGTCCAAGGGTAAAAATATTCCTTCTTTGACTTGTTTTAGTAGTTTTTCAACTCCTTTGCGGTTAATAATGTAACAGGCGTTTGAGTCGTTTATGTAAGGAAGTGATATTTTAGAATTTATATTAACTGGTTTGGTTTTAAAATATATTTTTTCTCTTGGAACACAAAAATGGTAAATTTCCCAATCTTCAGGCAGTTCATTTAAGCACTCTTGAAAAACTTCAAAAGAACCTTCTTTGAAGTAGACATCATCTTCTACTAGCATTACATAGTCATAGTCAGTTTTAAGAAAGTTTATCCAAGCCGTGTAATTACTTGCCCATATACCAATCTGCCCATATTTCCAGCCAAGGGGCAAGGATTCTTCTTTTCTATAAATAGGTGCAAAGTTCTCGGGGTCATAGCCGTCAGGGTCTACTTTGAACTCTTGGTTCTTGGAAAGAAATTCTTCTAATGTTTCCTGGGAGTCAATCTTTATTGTTTTTGAATTTAACTCAGGTAGTTGATTTCTTAAATAATCTTTAGATTTATTTGCATTGGTTTGTCTTAAAAATGAGTCAAAGCCTTTAGATTCAAATAACTGTATGTTTAGTTTTTTTTCTATGTTAAATAAATAAAAGCAACCTTTTAACATTATTTATCCTTTTGTAGATTAAAATACTCAATTCCCACAGAGAACCTTTTAATATGTTGAACTGTTGCTTTCTTGCATATAGTTAAAGGGATATTGCAAGCCTTAGTATTTCTAAAAAAGGTTATATCTTCTCCAAGGCTGGCTTGCCCGTGGAAGAAATTGGTGTTGCCTCCAAACTTTTCTACTAATTTTGTTATTACACTTCTATGGATTAGAAGAAATCCAAATCCAGCAGCATCGGCAGAAAAAAGTTCTTCTTCTTTTTCAATGTCTATGGACTCAACTGATTCAAAGTCATTTTTAGTTGTAAAAACAGATGAAAAGGCTGGGGGAGTTTTTCCTTCTTTTCCGTTTAGCAAAAGATAATAAATTCCTGAAACTATAGGGTTTGAATTTTTATCAGCAATCTCCCATAAGTCTTTTACATTTTGCAACTCAACAATAATGTCTGAATCTATGCTTAATAACCATTCGTGGTTATTAGCGTTATACCAATTAGCAATAATATCCATTCTTTGTTTTGCTAATTGATTTCCGCAATTTCGCATTACTGCTCCGATTGGGATTCCAAATGCCTCACCGTTAAGGGCTAATTCTGTTAATTTCTGAGTAAATAAACCATCGGTCATTCCATTATCGCACCAAGCAATATTTATTGTTTCATTTGCAGTATGCAATTTCGGCTCTCCCGTCTTTGAGATTACCTTACTCTACATAGATATTATTTGTCGATTTGCAAACATAATTAAAACTTCTTCTGCTTCCTCGGTTGTGAGTTCACGAAAAGCATAGTTTTCTAATCCCGAAGTATCGGCTCCTTCTTGAAAAGTTCCAAAGATTGTGTTCTCGTCTATATGAAACAATCCCCCTGCGGTAAAACCTTTTTTCATTATTTCCTGGTCTGCCGTATAACCATATTTACCGCTATCAGGAAAATATATTTTCCAAGTAGCATATCTCATAAAAGTTCCTCTTTTTTATCTTGGGGGATTTGATTATCTTGTTTGTAAAAATTTGGGTCAAGGCTTGGCAACATCCCGATTTGATGCAGCGCATCTAATGAAGCCCAAGCAACTGTTCCACCTGAACCAATGGCTTCTAAAGAGGCTTGCCTGTTCAAACGAGCGTTCCAATACGCAGGTTGCATATTTTCAATTTCTTCGGCTGTGTATTTATGTTCCCAATTTTCCCATACTTGTAAAAGATACTCTAATTCTTTCAAGGCGCCGTGCAATCCCAATTTGGTATCTTCTAAATCTAATTCAATTAACTCAGCATCTATTTGTGAAATTGCATCTTTTTTTGCTCTCAAAGTATCTAAATAAATTTTTGTTTTTTCTGTTGTAAGATGAATTCTTTTTATATTTCCAACCAAAGTTTGTATTTCTAAAACAACCTGCTTATAGCGTTGCT